TAAGATTTAAATCAAAAGGAGAAAAACATTCAAAATCAAAAGTAAAAAAAATAAAAGAAATTGATATTGAAAAAGAACAAAATAAAATAGATTTTGCAAATTATGCTACTCCTGCATGGAGATTAGAACAGATGTGGCAAGAATTATTTGGAATCAATAATGAAATTGCTTTTCCAGAGAAAAAATACATTGGAGATTTTATCAGATTAGTGATTGCTGATATAAAAAAAGAAGAAAGTGATATATTAGAAGAAAAAAAACTATTACCAAATGATGTAAATAAATATATTTCTAATATTTGTAAAAATTGGTTTTTAGAACAATTAGAAAAGGATATTTAAATGAATAAAATTGTAAAGATGAAATTTGGGAGTCACTTATATGGCTTATACTACTGAAATTGCACCAGAACTTGAAAGTATTCTAGAAATAGTAAATATACTATCAAAACTCTCAGATTTACCAGAATCCCAGATACTAAATTTTGGAATAATTTTATCATAAATTGCTATTCTTAAAATTTTTATTTACATTATACGTTTCATAATATATAATATTATTAAAATAAACTGTGTAATAGGAGGTATTATGAAAACGTATAATGTTACACTACCAAACGGAGAAAATGTATCTAAAACAAGTTCAGAAGAACTTAAAACACTTTGGATAACATACCATCCAAAAAATTTAAGTTTGTTGGTCCAATGGGCAAAGAACGAGAAATAAATCCTTTACAAGCTCTAAAAAATTGTAGAGTAGACTCCAAAGGCCGCTGTTTTAGATTTGGGTTTTCTTCTAAAGAAAGCCCAAGAATAATTCCAATAACTCCTTTTAAATCTGCAAAAGAATACAAAAGGAAAAAACTAAAAATGGCGATTAAAGCCTTAAAGAAAGAGTACAGAGAAAGATGTAAAATAGAATTAATAAATATTAATTAAATAAAAAGAGGCCTATATTATCCTTATATAGGCCTCTTTATAATATAATAAGGAAAACTGTTATGAGAACAATAGATTATAATTTACTATCTCTATCAGTAGATTATTATGAAAAAAATGGATTTATGTATATTGACGTACCTTGGTGGGTACCAGAAGAATATATTAATATTACATATAAACCAGAAACTATACAATTTAAATTTGATAATAAAAGATGTTTAGTTGGTTCTGCTGAACAATCTTTTTTAAATTTACATTTTACTAATAAATTAAAACCCGGATCATATCAAGCTATAACTCCTTGTTTTAGAGATGATAATGAGGATAATACTCATCAAAAATATTTTCTAAAAAATGAGTTATTTATATCTGAAGAAGTATCATATAAAAAATTATATGATACAGTTGATAAATGTGTAAATTTTTTTAATTTAATTTCATCTGAAAAAGTTAAAATACATCAAACCAATATAGATAATATTGATATATATTTAAATGAAATTGAAATTGGCTCATATGGTATTAGAACTTATAAAGATTTCTCTTGGATATATGCTACAGGAATAGCTTTACCAAGATTCTCCATAGCAAATAAAACAAATGTATATCATAAAAATATAATACAAAAAGGAGAATATGGCCACTTTTCAAAAATAATAGAAGAATTTCAAGAATTAATTGATGCTAATAAACAAAAAGATAAAATCTTAGAAATAATAGAACTTAGTGATTTAATAGGGTCTATAGAAGGATATATTGAAAAGAAATATAATAATTTAACCTTAGAGGATTTAATTAAATTTTCATATAAAACTAAAGAATCTTTTAAAACCGGCAAAAGAAAATAATGATTAAGGAGTTAAATGGAAGGTAATATTGAATACATAGAAAAATTAATAATAAAAAATATAATAAATGATTCTTTATTTTGTACACTTTTATCAAATACAGCAGAATCTAGATTTTTTGAATCTAATATGGCTTCTGAAATATTTAGTATTGTCTCAAAACATTATATTAAATATTTAGAATTACCTTCAATTGATACTGTAATTAATTCATCAAAAAATCCAGATACTTTAAAATCATATTTATTAGATGTTAAAGAAATAACAGAATCAAATGATAAATTTATTTATGATGTAACAGAAAATTGATTAAAAGAATCAGCTTTTAAATATGCAATATTAGATTCTGTTGATCTTGTTAAAACAAATGATGATATAACAAAAGCCAGAGGATTTATAGAAACAGCATTAACAAAAACTTTAAAAAAAGAAATTGGTTTAAATTATTGAGGGGATTTATCAGAAAGATTAAAAAGAGTTTTTAATGCTAGTGATATAAAAATACCAACTGGATATTTTCAATTAGATGAATATATTTCAGGAGGTATAAAACCATATACATTATCGGTTATTTTAGCAGAACCTCATTCACATAAATCAAATTTAATGTTAAATATAGCAACAAGAATGATGTTATCAGGTAAAAATGTTGCATATATTACATTAGAAATGGCTGAAGATGAATGTGCAAATAGAATAGATAGTTATTTAACAAATTTAGATGTAAATAAATTATATGATATTCAAAAAACAGATTTTTTAAAATCTATTAAAAGAGTTGCTTCTAATAAATCATCTTATGGTGAATTGTATATAAAACAATATCCTACATCTATGGCATCATGTAATGATATAAGATCATATCTTTATGAATTACAGATGAGAGGTGTAAATATTGATGTTTTATTTGTAGATTATTTAAATATTTTGGGTTCAACAAAAGGAAATACAGATAGTTTATATATTGATATAAAAAGAACAGGTGAAGAGTTAAGAGCACTAACTTATCCGTTTAATCTTGCATGCTGAACCGGCACGCAGGTAAATAGATCGGGAATGTCTCAGGATTTAAATGCTACAAATTTTTCTCATATTTCTGAATCTGTTGCTACTTCACATATATCAGATTTTATGATTGCTCTTGGAAAAAATGAAGAAAATCTATTATACCAGAATGAAATTCATTATAAAATATTAAAAAATAGATTGGGTGGTAGAATTGGTCTTATTGATAAATTTTATATAGATTCAAAATCATTAAAAATGTATGATTCACTTGAATTAGACAAATGGTTAGAGGATGCTAAAATATCAGGATCTACACGAGATTTAATAGAAAAATAATATTTACAAAAATATAAGGATATTATATATATTATGAAATTATTTAAAAAAAATAAAAAAATACCAATAAAGATTAATTATGAAGATGGTACTTCTGATACTATTTACATTAATCAAAAAAGGTTTAAACAATTGTGTATAAATGCCCTTAGTGAAAATATGAGCATAGAAAATTATATTATTAAACTTGCAATGGATAAAGCAGAAGAGGATCTAAATGAATAAAATTTGTAATGTGAAATATTATTTAAATAGAAAACTAATACAAGAACATTGTATTTTATCAGATACAAATTTTTATAAAGAACATATTAAATTAATTAGTTATATTAAAGATTTTAATTTATATAATAAATTATGTAAGTATAAAGGTTCTAATTTTTTTGATTTAATTCCATTTAAAGTATTTGATGAAAATAAATTAAATTATTTTTTTTCTAATAATATAGAAAAAGAAATTGTAATTAATTTTGATGATGAAATCATGTATATTGATTTTAGACCTATTAACTTTGAAACAATTTTAGAATATCCTGATTGTTGAAAAAGTTTTGTATATCCAAACAAAAAAGGAGAATAAATGAATAAAGAAATATGGACATTTAAATATGAACCAAAAAATTTAAAAGAAATGATTATAAGTGAAGAAGTTAGTAATATATTAGAAAATATTATTAAAGAAACTCCTAATATTTTAATTTATGGTAAACCTGGTACTGGAAAGGGAACTTTTACAAATATTCTATTAAAAGAAACAGGTTATGATTTTATTAAAATTAATGCAAGTGATGAAAATAGTATTGATGATGTTAGAACAAAAATTAAGTCATTTGCTACAAGTTTAGGAATTACTGATAAAAAACTAGTATATTTAAATGAATGTCTTGAAGAAAATGAAGAAATTTTTGTTGGTACAATAAAAAATCATTATCCTATAAAGATGAAAGATTTGCCAAAAAATTCTTCATTTGATATTATTTCAATAAATCCATATACTGGTGAATTATGTGATGATACAGCATATGTTAATGTTATAAGAAAAGGTATTATATATAAATTAATATTAGAAGATGGAAGAGAAATAAAAGCAAGTGTAAATCATCCATTTTTTACTATTGATTATAAAAATAATATTTCTATTAATCAATTAAAATTTCTTACATCTAAAGATTATATTTTAACTTATAATAAATATAACATTGAAATAATTAAGGTTAAAGAAGTTATAAATACTGAAATTGAATCTAATGTAATAGATATTAATGTATCTAATAATCATACTATAATTTCAAAAAATGGCATAATATCTCATAATTGTGATTATCTTTCTCCTGCTGCTCAGGCTGGACTCAGAGATTTAATGGAATCAGTGCAAAAAAATACAAGATTTATTTTTCTTGCTAATTATCCAAATAAAATAATTGATCCTATAAAATCTCGTTGTCAGAGTATAAATTTTGACGCTCCCCCAAAAGATCAAATAATAAAATTTCTTTTTAATATTCTCAAAACAGAGAACATAAAAATAAAAAATAAATCGGGTCTAGTTGATATAATAAAAAATTATTATCCAGATATTAGACAAATGATTAACACTCTTCAACTAAATTGTAAGAACGGAGAATTTGATTCTGTTAAAATTAACTCAAACTCTGATATATTCAATGAAATTTTTAATAATATTAAATCAAAAGATGTTGAAACTGTAAGAAAAATTTTAAGATCTGAAATTATAGATTATTCAGAGTTATTTAAATATCTTTATGAAAAAGCTGAAGAATCAGAATCCCCGGGAGATTGGATAATTAATATTGGGGAATATTTATATAAGGATTCTTTTGTTAATATTAAAGAAATTAATTTTATGGCTTTTTTCATTAAAATGATTAAAGAAGGTATAATATAATGATAAATAAAAAAACAAGAACTGTTGAAGAAGAATATATAGAATCTATTACATGCGATATATGTAATAGTAAATTTACATCTGAAGATTCATTATATTATGAAATGTTTCATATACAGAAGACATGTGGATATTTTTCTCGTTTTACAGATCAAAGTATAATATATTTAAATATATGTGATTCCTGTTTTTATAATATGTTTAAAGATAAAGTTAATATTTTTGATGAGGAGCATGATGAGTAATTCAATTTTTGATTATTTAAATTCTATTAATAATAAAGTGCCTATTGATATTGAAAAAGATTTTTCGGGTTATATGGTATCATTATGATTATCTCAATCAAGTGATTGTATTGAATATGTAAATGATATTAATAATTATATATTTTCATTATCACCTGATTCTCTATATAAATATTATTATTATAAAATACCAAAGAAAAAAAGATTCATAAAATGAACAAAAAAATCTAAAAAAACAGAAAATGAAGATTATACAGATATAAAAATAAAATATAATTTATCTGATAATGAAATAAAAAAACTATATAAAGGAGAATAAAAAATGAAAGTTAATGTTGAAAATTTTAAAAAATTTCTAAAAAAAGCTACACATAATTATTCTATTAATTCTGTATCTTTTAAAATCACCGAAGATTGAGTAGAAGCAAAAATGATAAAACCCTCACGTGATGTTATTAATATATTAAAAATAAAGAATGAAATTTTTGAAGATGTTAAAGAAGAAAAAGTTTGGAACTTCTATGAACCCAATGTAACTATTTTACCTTTCCTAAATCTAGTTGAAGATATAGAAGCAGATATTCTTGAAAGATCAGAAAAAATCATTATAAAAAATGGTAAACAAAAATCTAATGTGTTTTTTTGTGCTGAAGAAATTCCTAGTATTTTTGGTGCAAATGAACCGAAGGATTCTTTTGTACCAGTAACAATGTTAGAAATAAACGATGAATTTAAAGAATCTTTTATTCCAATTAAAAAAATTGCTAATACATTTGGAAAAATTTATTTAACAGCTAAAGATAAAATTCTATATCTTGAAGCTATGGATAAAACTAATAAATTTTCTAATGGTATTAGTATAGAATTAGGAGAAATTACATATGATGATTTTAGTATTTGTATAGATTTTCCTAATTTTAATAATTTAATGAATATTATTGATATTGATGAATTTTATGAAATGAATATATATTATATACCTGAAAAAGATTTGGGAATGATTTGTTGTTATAATACAAATTCAGAGATTGAAGAAAATTATTATTTAATGTCAAAATCAGAATAAAGGATGATTATGAAAATTATTAGAATAGAATATGAACTGGGTGAAACAATATGAAAGGCAAATATTCTAGCTAAAGATATGAAAGATGCAGAAAAATTTATAAAAAAATTAGTAAATACACCTTTTAGAATTTTATCAATTGAAGAATTATGTGAAGTTCATGCAATAACAGATAGTATAAAATAAATTAAAATAATATAGGGATTTAATCCCTATATTATTTTATAATTTTTGCTACATTAATAAAAACTTTACAAAATCATTAATTCAATCTACTAAAATGTTACTCACCCGTACGTCTCTAAAAAATTAGAGACGTACGGAATGAATAGTGAGTCCCTGTATAGGATATTCTTAGCTGCTTTAGCACTAACCGTAGTAGTCTTACCTATCCCTCTAGGAGCCGCTAATGCTACAAGACGCTCTTTACTTTGAATGAGATCAAAGATAGTATCATGCAAAGCTGTGAATGGCCTACAGAAAGCCTCTGGGAAAAAATGTCTTGCAGAACAGTTTATCATCTTTATAACACTCAGCTAATATTTCTTTGATCTCATTCGTAAGCATAATTATCCTGTTAGTCCTGTTAATTGTACCATGTTTCTCTTTGTTGTATTTATTTTTAATGCTTCAACTAAACTTAAGCTAGACAGCAAAGCGATTTGAGAGACGCTATTAAGAATTATATTGTGTCCCGACAGACTCAAACTTTTTTAAAACAAAAATGTTTCTGACTGCACCAAAGAAATTTATCTGATTCATCAGAACAGCCAGAATTTGTAACGTTATACAGGTAATATTGGAGTTATAGCAATAGGCTCTCCAATATCTTGTCCATGATTGCTTATTGCATATCCGGCTATGGTTACGTCAGCAGGGGTGCCACTGGCATTATAAAAGGATATTCTAAGTGTTGCGGTCGCTCCAGTTAGTTTCGTTGTAAATGTCGCTAGAGTCCAACCTTTAGAAAACCCTTGTTCAATTATCACCGGATCAGGGATAGTGCTAATCAAATTATAGTCAACGTCTCGCAAGTGTATTAGTGTATTGTTAATTCCATTATAATCTACCAGCATAAGAAATGATATAGAAATAACATCCCCTGCGGAGTAACTTAAATCGGAATTATTAATATAACCAGATCCACCAGAAAAACTGTATGCACTAGTTGTTGTACCAAACGGTGTCACTGCCGTATCTGAGCCAACAGTAGTGTTTATAGTTGAGTTCAGCGGCAATGTTTTACCGGCCAGATGCATAAAATCATGCGATAAAACTTCGTTTGTTACTGTGTCTGTAATACCCCTAACATAGTAATAATCTATTCCTCGGGCGAATAATCTAGACGTTGGCAATATTATAGTAGAGCCAACTAGAGTTGCCGGAAAGGGGTCTTCAATCTCTATTTGCCACGTACCTCCAACCAAACGCAAATAATCTGTCCCATCTGGGACAGATATCTGATTTTGCCCTATCTTTGCTGCACACGTAAATGCCTGACCAACTAGATTGATGATATAATCACCACTGTTAGCCTCAAAATAGTTCCTCTGTATGCTTATTCTAAGGTAAGACATACCTGATATGGTAGTGGCATCTATATTTATACAATTTGGTGTACCCTCTAACATGTTATCCTCTATAGTCACACCAGTGACAAACGCACCATGAATACATCCAGCTACATTTTGTTCCGCTTGATTGTTTACAAAGCGGAGTCCCAAACAATTACCATCAGCCTTGACAGCATATTCACAGTTGCTAAGATTTGAGTTTTCTATATTTAGATTGGCTAACATGTGTGTAACGTCCAAGTTTGGCGGAGCAACATAAGCTAATGCGTATAAATCTTGAGCCGAGCAGTTCCTTATATGTGCATTTCTGTCTGGCCCATTTGTTTGAGATGTAAAAGAGAGACATTTTGTATTCCTACCTCCTAATGGAGCAGCAACAAAAGATAAGCCCTCTATAGTCCAATGATCTGCGGGGTTTCCTTCAGTTCTATAATTACCAAGATCAAATACAGTTTCAAGTCCGGCAGCTGCAATTAGGTTATTCCCTCGGCCGATACCTCTTTGATATGTTGGCCCGGAGTTACCATATATATAGATACCAGGTTCTTCAAAAGCTATAACAGATTCTATGTTATAATCCCCAAAATTGAATGGAATATAAATAGACCTAAATTTATCAAGATCAGAGAGATCTGCTAATCTTTGAAATGTTTGTGCCGCATCATTTTCTATGTTATTAACGTTACCAAACCATTGTGGTAGGATGTCATTTGCGTATATTTTGCCACTAAATGTAAGAGTGCTGTCAAATAGTTCATACATCCCAGCGCTGTCTATTTTAAAATTGCTTAAATCTCCATTTGAAACAAGATTCCCTTTGGAAAGCCAAACAAGACCGACGCCTAGACAGTCAATGGTTGCACCGCCTAAGTCTACTGGTTGGTCTATAATAAGAGATTTACCGAGCGCATTCATTGCTAATATAGCGTCAGTGAATGCCTCAAATGAACTTAAATAAAAAGATTTATTACCACCATTAAAGGTAATACTCTCATCACCAGTAACTAATTCTAATGAATTTTTATTATTAGATTCAAAATTCAAATTACCGTTTATAGTACAATTTTCATCAATTAATAATTGACCACCAGATTCTACTTTAATTGAAAAATCTAATGTAATATCTGCAGCGTTTAAAGTTACTGTTATATTATTTGGGATTATCAAAGTTATATTTTCATATCCTGAAGTAAATGAAGTTGAAATATTAGAAGTTTCTGCAACTAATATATTTCTTGTTTCTCCACTACAATCTGTAATAGCATCCTCTAATACATCATAAGCTCTTGAATCAACTCATGGCCCATTAGATGTTTTTTCTAAAATCATTTTTCCAACGAAATTTCTGCCATAATCTTTCATTAATATTTCCCTTCTTATCCTAATATTCCATAAGATTTTAAAGCATTTATTATATTATTTATTTTATTATGTATTGATTCTAATTTAGTATTAAGTTCTGATAATGTTATTTGATCTGTACCTGATGAAACATTAGTAAACGTTCCTAAATCATCCAATAATTCTTGTGCTGTTGGTGCAGGTGTTCCATATATACCTATACCTCCTAAAATACCTGTTGAAAAAGTATCATTTAAAACATTCTCAAATGTTTCTTCAATAAAATCTAAACCATCTCCTATTATTATTTTATTTAAATCTGGAAACATATTACTAATATTACTTAAATTATCATTTTTTTCTTGAGCATTTAAGTTATCTCTAGCATCATTAGTATTTCTAGCTCCTGTACCACCCTCTGTGATTAACAAGGGTTCTGTTAAATTAGTTAATGTTTTATTTCTTAGGGTTTGTATTGAATCTGTCCCAACAATTTCTCCAATTACACCATGTGTATTTTTAGAATTACTATGAATTAATAGTTCATTATCTGAATAATTTTTAATATCATTAGCATGTAAACCATCTAATAAATCAGCATTAAGATTATCAATTAATGATTGACTTGTCATTGATTGAGAAGCATTTCTTAATAGATATTGATTATGTATATTTGTAGTATTATTATTAATATGATTAAAAAAATCTTTATAAATTTTATTACTAATTAATTTATTTTTTATAAGTCAATCGCCATCTAAATTTGTAGAGTCTTCATCTAAACCTTCAAATCCATGTGGATTATTTTCATAGTTTATACTAATATGATTTAATAATTGTGATGCTTGTTTGTTGCTAATAGATTTATTTTTATTTTCTGAAAATGAACTTGTTTCATCATTTTCATCAACCCCATAATGAATACCAAAAATATCAATATTTTCAATACAATCGGGAGTTATTGTATTTCCTACTCAAGCAATAGTAAATTTTTGATTATAATTATAACCTTTATCTGGATATAATGTTTCAATATCAGATATATAAAATTCAAAATAACCTTTAGAATTTGTTAATATTTTTGAATCTTCTGTATTACTTTTATTAAAATTATTTACTGTTGTATTATTATTTGGGCCTATATAAGCATAAGCAGAATCAGGTATATCTATAAATATATTATTGTTTATTGTACTTGATAGTATTTGACTTGAAGATACTTGATCGCTTAAAAAAACATGTATTCTTACATTAGAAACAGCTGAACCTGATGTATTTAAAATATATTGTCAAAATTTTAATTTCATTTAAATTAATCCTTATATACTGTTAATTTATATTTAAAATCTACATTATCTAATTTATAAATTGTATCAAAATATGAATAAAAAATAATATTATCATATTTATCAAAAATACCAACCTCTGTTATATCTGTTTCAATTTTATCATCAAAAGTTGATATTATATTAACAGAATTAGTTAAATCTTCTAAAACTAGATCCTTTATAACTATTGTGTTTTTAATATTATTTATTTTTTGTGGATAGAAATTATTTAAATCTGAACCATTACCAAATTTAACATAACCACCTTCTAAATTACTAATAATCATATCCTGATTTAAAATATTATTAATTGGTTTTAATCTACATACACCAGATATTTTATTTGAAAACTCAGCAAAAATTGTGTTATCATCTAAAATTTTAATAGAATTTGGTATTATTTTATTTCCTAAATTATCATAAAATTCTGATATTATACCGGAAACATTAAAATTATGAACAATGGTTCATGTTTTACTTGGGGCGTTCTGTAATATTTTATATGATGAACTAAATACTAAATCTGGTTTTCTAGGAACATCAAGTTCAATTATTACATCACCAGTTTCAGAATAATATTGAGAATCTGGTATTATTTCAGTATCACCTTGACCTATTAAATTTATTACATTATCTCCAGATAATTGATAAGATAATGTATTACTTGAAGGCATATATGTTTGTGTAAAAAACCCATCTGCCCTTGATATTAATGCATATCCTTTTATATTATTATTGAACTCAACTATTAAATTGTTATAATCCTTATATCATATTTTTTTAGGGTGTATTACTTCATTTGTTTCATAATTAAAAAATTGTGTATTAATTAAATAGTTTAAATCGTGGTTAATATTTCAGATTTTTTCATTATTTAAATTTATATAAACTCTGGAATCTTCTTTATATTCATATAACTTAGGTACTATATAGGTATTAAATGATGCATTATAATCATTATATAAATTAATAATATCTTCTGAAAAATAACATTTTGGATTTATTGATAATAAATAATGAGAATATCTATTTACAGGTCGTGTTTCTTCTCATTTTGAATATAGTTCATATGATAATAGTTTATCTATTATAAAATTTTCTCCATATGGGTAAAATGATAAATCTAATTCTACTAAATAATGCGGGCTCATAATTAATTTATCTATATATGAATCTTGAGCAACATTTTTTAATAATAATATACCTGAAACTTCCTCATCAAAATCAATATTTATATTGTTATTATTATGTGTTATTGATTTAGGTGATGCTTTTTCTAAATATTCACCTGAAAAATCAGAAGATTTTAAAGATATAACTCCAGAATTAAAATTATTTAATTCTATTTCTATATTATTATTATCAAGTATTGATAAATCATAATCTTGTAAAATTTCATATGATTGAAATTTTAATGCTTTTGACATTACTGCTAAACCTGAAACTTTTGTTCCAAATTCTATTTTTGTGTTATTTTCATCAATATGATGAATATTATCTGGATATATTTTTCTAATTGAAGCAACACTTAAAAATAATTCAGCACGCCCTGTTTGTGCTGTTAAAAATTTTATTTCTATAGTATTATTATCAATAATTTTAAGATATTCAGGATTTATAATATTATTATTTTCATCATATATTGTAAAGTTACATGAATCCATATTTTTATTATGATTTATAGTTCATACTATAGAGGGAGTATTTTGATTAAAAGTATAATTAGATTCTTTTAAAAGTAAGACTCCTGTTTTTAATTCAGAAAAAGCTACTCTAATAATATTATCAAAATATTCTATATAATCTGGATAAATTATTTCATTGTTTTTATTATATGTTTGTATTATTGCTCTATCATTAAAAAAACATTCTGATTCTCAAAAATAATCTAATGTGTGATTAGTTTTACTAATGTCTGAATAATTTAATGATATATAGCCAGTTTTTTCTGAATCTCATTGAATATTTGCAGAAGTTTTTTCATAATCAATATTTTTCTGAATTGTTATATTATTTGGAATTATATATTTTACTGTATTATCAGAATATATATTTGTATTATCTGCATCTATTAAAGTATATGAATTATCATATACTTGAACTATAGCAGAATAAAAAGATGTTTCTGGATATAATTTTCAGATATCTTTATCTTCTGTTAAATATTCCATATATTTTATATTATAAGAATCCCCTATACCTAAAACAATAAATCCAGATGTTGATGAATTAAAGCTTACTCTGATTGTATTACTATCAAGGATTTCTATATTATCTGCATCAATTTGATTTCCATTTGTGTCATATACTTGAACTATTACATTATATGTATTATAATTATGTGTTCAAGTATATGATGTAATATCTGTAAATGATCTTTTATATCCATTGTTTATAATAATTTTACCAGATGTATTTTCTGGAAAAACAGCAGATGCTGAAAATGTAAGTGTATCTATAATTATTTCATCAGGATCAATTTTATTATTATTAGAATCATAACATTGAATTAATAACTTTTCATTTAATAGATCATTTGATACTCATATTGTTTCATCTGTAAATGAAAATTCTGAACCTCCAGACATATAATTAATTAATCCTTTTGAAGGAGATTCTCCAGTGAAAGAGATTTCAGCCACAGGTGGAGTTTCTACAACATTAATTATGCTATAATTATTATTATCTAATATTTCTCAGTTCGTTAATGGATATCTAGTATAATATGACTCTCCTATTGCAATTAAGATATCGCCAAAAAATGATTCATCAAATGTTAATTTTATATTATTTTCATCAATAATTTCTATATCTTTGGGTTTTATAGATGAATTTGAAGAATCTTTTATACATGATATTATTAAACTATCAGTTGATAAATTATGTGTTATTGTGTGCTCTATACCGCCATTTAAATACTCTTTTAAATCATATTCACATCCAACTGCATATCCACTAACGCTCTCTGAAAATGTAGCAGATACACTTCTACTTCCAGTATCATATATTATAGAATTTGCTTCTATTAACTCATTTTCTAAATTATAAAATGATAATAATGGATCTGTTGTTAAATTAAAATCATCATAATCAAAAATTCAAGTATTTCCATAATTATCAGATTTTTCTCCTTCCTTTATAAAAGATCTTCCTACTGTGTCATTTATAAATGATATATTATATATATCATTTGTTGATTTTTGTTTTATTGTTACTAGTTCATCATTTGTTGAAATACTCCCTCAGTCATAATATGAATTAATTAAAGGTAATTCGTTATCAATTAAATCTATTATTCAATTTTCACCTGTTGCTCAATATGCTCTACTATATGTTTCTACTATTAAATTTTTTGTATTAAGTTCATGAGGTATATATCATTCATTTGAAGATGTATTTATATTATAAAAGAAATCACAAACGTCTAATAGTATTTTTCCTCCTGATTTTGATTCTGAATATAGAATATTAAAATTATTATCATCTATTTCTATTTCTAAAGGATTAAAAACAAAATTATTATAATAATTTGTATTGACTATTTTATCGTTAAAGCCTGATAAAGGTATAGTTTGATATAAATCAGATGTAATTGAATATTCATAATTCATATCTTTTATTAAACAATATCCAGAATATTCTCTATCAAAAATTATTTCTATTTGATTTTCATCTATAATTTCAATTGATTCATAGTGTATAAGTTGATTATCATTTGAATATATTTGTACATATACATTTGTTGAATTTAAATTATGTGTTATTAATCATGTATTACTTAAATAATAACCATATACTTCTGCTAATAATTTATATGAATTTAAATTATGTGTTATATTTATAATTTTTTTATTATCATATTCATATGTAACATCTGGATTAATTATTTGAGAACTACCTATCTCAGGCTGATTTCAATAAACTTGAAAATTATCGCCGATTTTATATATAATTGAATCATTTAAAGAAATATTAGTATCATTAAAATTTTGTATTAAAGGAAAATCTATTAATGTATTAATATTTCATAATATATTTTCTGTTTGTTCAATAGTTTCATCTGATGTTGATATATTAACTCAACCTGAAAAATATGTTGAAAAATATATTTTAATTGAATTATTATCTAAAATTTCTATTAATTCAGGTTTTATTTCTTTTAATTTATCATATGTATTAATAATAATATTAACTGTATCTAAATTATGATAAATTGTTATTTCTTTTTTTGGAATCCTAATGTAAACTTGAATTACTGATTCTTTAGATATATTATCATCAGTAATATTTCAATTTTTACTATGAATTTTATTATCATAAAAATAATCAGCTTTGACTACAGAAGAACTAGTAATATTATCATTTTTATTTAATATAATAGAATCGGAATCTTTATAAATTTCTTTATCAAATGATATAGTATAATTATCTTCTTTAAATTCCGATAATACATAACCATTTAAATTATGAATATATGTATATATATCTGAAGTGCCTATAAGATCAAAATTATCATCATTTAATAATATAAAACAAAAGCCTTTAGCTTCTAAAGAACCTCAGTATATATTAATAATATCATCTGAAAATTCAATATTTACGGGTTCAATCCAATTATAATCTGAATCATAAAATTGTAAAATTACATTCTTAGTTTTAAACTTATTAAAGATTTTTCAATTTGTGGATTCTATTAATTGATTATGTACTGAACAATTATCATTTATTATAGAGCCACCACCACCTACAGGAATATCTATTAATTCTCATCCGTTTTCTGTAGATGAAACAGCTTTACTATAATAATTTAAATAATTTATATCAGTAAAATGATTTATAGGGTTAGGATCAGCTTCTCAATCAAATTCATCATGTCATCTTTCATATATTTTTATTAAATTTGTTGTATTGTATAATACTAGATTAGCAATTATATAAATTGATGAATAAGTTCCTTTTCTTTTTAAATAATCATTAATATTGTTTAAAAATCATCTTGTTCTTTGTTCATAAATTTGTTTATAATCTTCATTTAATATTATATTATATTGAGATGCAAATAAATCTAAATATCTATTATCTACTTCTAAAACATCATGTAAACTTAATAAATTTTTTTGTTTATTATAAATTTCAGTATATACTTTATCAAAAGCTATTTTTAAAAATGTTTGTAAATTTTCTGTTCTATTATTCTCAGGGATCGAATTAATAACAAAATAATATAAACTATCTACAACTATTACATATTCATTATCTTTAAAGTAATATATTTTTCCTAAATATAAAAAATCTTTATTAGTATTTATAAAGCTATATAAATCAGTATAATTTTTTAAATAAAAATATAATTCACTATCTTTTTTAAAATATACTTCAAATCCGTTTTCAATATTATCTATATTGCCATCTAAAATTTCTATCTTTACTTGTTTTTCTGATGAGGTAAAACCAGATGAGGATTTACCTCTAAAAGTTTCATATTTTTTATCTGTTTTTATAACAAATGAAAAATCTGTAAATTCTTCAGCTACAATAACAGGACCCATTATTACTTGGTTTTGTTCTTCTTTGAATATATTAAAAAAATCTTCTAATATATAAATTGGAATTTCTGTAAATTTCATGAATTAAATTCCTTGTTCAAAATTACAATGTTTTAAAGATATAGTTGGAAATTGATTATTATTAATTATAATATTTCTTAAAACATTATAGTCTCAGTCAGAAGTATTTTCTATTTCATCTCATTGAGGATATAAGCCAGATTCAAAATCATTAATATCTAATCATGAAAATGTATTATTATCAAAATATTTAATAGATCTAATTACAACTTTCTTTATTCCCTGTGTTTTTATAAAACTATCAGTTTGAGATGTATATGATGGATTTTCTAATTCATATATCATATCAGTATAATTTATTTTTTTTCCAAATTGATTTAAATTATTTTCAAAATAATATTGTAATTTTCTTTTAAAATCTGCTAATACTTCATTAAATTTATAATTATTTTTTATATATATTGTAAAATTAAAAGAAAAATATGTAATATTTGGTATTACATATTGTTCATATGAACCTATTATTTTATATGGCTCTAGGTATGTACTTATAAGTGTTTTATAATCATAAGTATAATTTTCTACTGGAATATATATGATTTCATCCTTATCTGTTTCATAAGTAACATAATTTAATTTATTTGTTCAATTTTCAAATTTTTTTGTTGGAATTAATGAAATATATACTTTATTATAGTCATAAAAATTACCACCATCTGGATTTTGTTCTTTTTCTCCTCATACATTCGCAGCATATACATTAGGATGATCTTCTAAATAATAAATATAATCTAACTTTGATACATTTCTATGTTGTCTATATGATGTTGTTTTTGATGATTCTTTAATATCTTCTATTGCTTGGGGATTTTCTCCACCAACTATTGAAGATACATTATATATATTATAAATTTTATCATTTGATTCTCATACTGAATCTGTAATATTTCATATTATAGGACTTTCTCCATATAATTTAACTGAATTTGCTTTAACATTACCACCACTACCCAAACTCTCTAAAAGTCATAATTCTATTTTATCTGTGGAGTTTGGTATATTTCTTGAGGGTGAAAATTCCAATATATATTGATTATTTTTATCATAATTAAACATATATACATTTAATTCATTAGTTAATCCAGATAATTTATCATAAAAATCTTTTATTCTGCTTCATTCAATATCATTTATGAAAACTCTAATACTTTCATAATTATCATTTAGATTATCATCATACCCAAAATCATTAAATGGCAAATATAATTTATAATTAACTATATCGGAACCAGAAAAAGAATTTTCTTTTCTATATATGTCAGAAGTATCATCTGTATATTTTACAATTTTCCCTTGTTTAACAATAATGTCTAAATCCATATTAGAAGCGGTTGCTGTAAATGTTAATGTGTTTATAGAAGCAAAATTTATTACATCGCCGTTATCATCTACTGTATTTTCATCAGTTGTAAATTGATTCCATTCTTCAATCATATAATTTTTACCAACATCTAATCCGCTAACTTGTAATGTTAGAGTTCCTGTAGAACCAACAAACCCTCTTGGATTATACCCTTTATTTTTTGAATGCCTATATACATTTTCATAAATTTGAGAAGTATCTATAAAAGATTCTTGAGCAAGTTTATTATTATAATAAACATTTAATGCACTTATATATGAAAAAAGTTCTGTTAATAAGGATATATTTGAACCCTCATAATCTAAATCTTTAAAGGTTGATGAATTTAAAATTTCTGTTTTTAATTTCTCAACAAGAGTATTATAATCAATATTAATATAATCTAGTAAAAAAGTATTCATTTTATATCCTTCTTAATATAAAATCAAATTTTTCTTCAATTTGTGAGTTTTTAATTTTATATTTTAATGAACATGTAAATTGATTTTTATCATATTCAGGTTTAATTAATATATCAGTAAATATTACCCTATCATCTCATTTCAAAACAGATTCTAAAATTTCTTCACCAATATCTCTAGCTGTAATTTCATCAAGAGGCTCAAATACATATAAATTTAAATTTGAACCAAATTCAGGTAACATTCTTCTACTACCTTTTCTTGTAAATAATATATTTTGTATACTATTTGTTACTGAAGATTCATTTGTTTCTTTTTTAATATCACCTGTATTATCTAAAATTAAATCTCCATTAATATCTGAATAATATATCATAGTTTAAATCCTTATGTTATATTATGTGTATGAGGTGGATCACCAGCTGATGTTGTTATACCATAAGTTTTAATATGATTTACAACTGCTTTCGCTATTGCCTCTGCTAAAGCTTCAGCAAATACTGCCTTTTGTAAATCTCAGCCAACATTACTAAACTCAGTTAATATTGTTTGTTTTAATATATTTGCATCTAACATAATATTCCTTAAATTAAATCATTATTAATTGATATATTTGGTTTTTTAATTGAAGATATTGTTTTTAAACTTGTATCTACACTAGAAGATAAATTGTTTAAGCTATTATTAACAGTATCTTTTAATGAATTTAAATTATTTTTAATATTATCACTAATATTAAAATTATTTATATATGTTTCTCAATCAAATTCACCTGATTCGGATAAACCAACCTTTGAAATGAAATTATTTATATAATTATTATAATAATCTATTTCTTCTATGGGTAAACAATTTTGGTCATTTAAACAACCTAATGAAACATCTAGTGATTCTATTAAAGATGTTATATCATATTTTTGAAGATTACCTGTAAATTGAGTCATTAATCCTAAAACATCAACTTCAGGGGTTATATCAGATAATAAATTATTTACACCTGTTGATATGTTATTTGAAAATTCTTTAATATTATTAAATATACCATCTAAACATAATAAAGGTACTGATGCTGCTAAATTATTCATTTCATCTAATTTAGCATTGATCTCATTATTTTTTTCATGTATTGAATTTTGAATTTCTTCAATAGGTTCAGATATCTGATCATTTAATAAATCTATTTGATCTGATATTCTATCATATTCTCTTTCTATTTTATCAGCATAATATTTGAATTTAGAAAAAGCTGAATCTAATATTTTTTTAAAACTATCGCATATAATTTGTGTAGGATCAATAATCATTAATAATTCCTTATAGTTTACTTGCTAAACATGAGATTGAACCATCAGGATGAGGTAAACCCGTAATACCACATACATGAGCTGTTGTAACTAATCCCCCAGTAATCCCATTTCTCTTATTTAAGGTTATTATTTCGGAGTTAATATCAGTGTTACCGGTGCAATTTTGCTCTGTATTTCCTTCAATTTCTTTATTACTATCTCCTACTATATTTTCTGATTTATTTCCATTTATTTCAGTATTATAATCTCCATCAATTTTAAGATTTTTATCACCTTTTATAGTTTCATTTTTATCACCATCAATATATTTATTATAGTTCTGTAGAATAATTTCAAATTTATTACCTGAATTTTTTATTACTGTATTGCCTTCATCATCCGTCTCAACATAAGAATTAGAAGGATGATAAATATGTAGTCTAGGATTTTCTGATGAATCTAACTCAATTACTATTCCTGATGGTGCTGCAATAACATTATTATTAGGATATTTATTATTATTTTTTAAATAATATGAATCTGGCTCATCTCAAGTTCCATTTCCTTGAGCAATTTGTATATTTTTAGTTAAATTATTTTGTTTATGTTCAACTATAGTTTTTTCATACTCGTCTCTTGATAATCTATGTCAGTCTGGTTCATTTAATCTTGTTTTTTTTGGAAAATTTTTATCAGGGTCTGAAAAACCTTCATCTGATTTAAATCCATGATTTTGATCTGTAGGAAAACCCGGAACAGTACAAAAAAATCTTCCTTGTAAAATATTACCACCTTCAAAAAATAAATATACATGAGCACCCTGAACTGGAATTACTCAATCACCAAAACCTGATACAGAGCCACCAAATAAAGATAGAGCTGGTTCAAATCATGGTAAATTATCAGTAGGCACTTCTTTTAAATTTTCAGAATGTAAACCAAAAACTCTTATTTTACATCGGCCTCTTTTTTCAGGATCATTATTAGATTCTACAACTCCTCTATATATGCCATATAATTCCTGAGATTGATTTTGAAATTCTTTTGGATCATTCCTTATCATTATACTGTCCTTTTTTTAGAGGATTTTAATAGATTCTTTGCATAAGAATCTTCATACCCATTTTTAATTAATACCATTTTTTGTGAATAAATAGGTTGATTATACCCTGATAGTGTATGTGTTATTGATTTAATTAAATAATAACCTGATAAATTTTTATTATATATTTCATTTGGGTTTTTTGATTTTCATTTTATTTCTATTAATTCACCTGGTTTTCTATTTTCATGTCCCTTTACAACAATACTTAAACACTGTTGTAAATTATATTTTCTTACCCAATTATTATTAAAAATGTTATCTATTAAAGTTTCATCAGTTTCATTTAAATTTTTTATTTCTACATTACTTTCTGAATAATCAGGAAATAATGTTTTATATCCTAATATTGTATTTTTTTCTATAGATTCTTTATATGTATATTCTTTTTTTATGAATTTTTTTTCTTTATTATTAAAACCCAGTCTTGTTCCTCCTGATACAGATTTTAGTCCAATAGAATCTAAACCTGTCATATTTCAAGATAAAATTTTATTATAAGCAAATAAATTTTCATCTTGAAAATAATATAATCCATCATCATCAGCAGAAATTTTTAAAATATTTCTATTATTTAATAGAGACTCAAAAGTAATAAAATTACTTGAATCTATTGTATTATAAAATAAATACCCAGAAGAATTATATTTACTTCCTGATGCTCTTTTTAATAATCAAGAAATATTTGTTTTTGGTGTTCAATAAGGAGAATAATAATATTCTAAAGATTCATTAGAATCCTCTCATTTATCTCATTTTTCTATATTTAATCACTCAGATCCTATTGTCTTTACTATTTTTGATATTTTTTCATCTTTCCATGCTTTAGAATATTGTAAAAAATTTAATGAATAAAACATATAATCAACAAAAAATAATTCTACAACATTATCAGTTTCTGGATTAGTTTGTGAAATTTGATTGATATTTGATATTTTATATATATAAAAAGATTTTTCTATTACTTCATCTTCACCATATATGATTGTTAATGTTTCGTTCCCGGTTAAAGGCCCAAATTCAAGTATTCCTCTATCATCATTGAATATCAATTTGCCAACAATAGAATAAGAAAATATATCTTCTATAAAATATAATTGTTTTATATTATTAGATTCTAATAACATTCTACCAGCATCTAAACCCAAAACAACAGAAAATTTTTTTGCTCCTTCTTGATTATCCAATTTTATAATACTCCAATATTTTTAACTTCTTTTAAAAAACTATATAAAAACTCATTTTTAAGAATATAAATTTGTTTACCTTCTTCTAAAAATTCAAATGGATTATCAACATTATTAATTATAGTTAATAATCATCATAAATCAGGAGTCTGATAATATTTATATGAAATAGAATCTCATCAATCTTCATTTTCAACTTCATATAATTCATAATATGTATTTATATATATTTCATCATTAACTTCATATCCTTTTCATATATTAAATAAATAATCTGAAGTTACTGTATCTTGTAGTAAATTAAATAGTTTAAGATATGAAGTATTTCCTAATCTGTTATCTGTTATATCTGAATATGATAAATCTGATTTAATTATCATAAAATTAATCCTTTAACTTGTTCTTATTATTCCACCTTGTTCAAAATTACTTCTATATAAAGGTTCTAAATCAATTATAGTCACAGTTAATTCACATTGAATATGATAGTTATTAACATAAGGTCCACTTCATACAGGAGAAACTGAAGTTATTGCAGCATTGTTTATCTTTAGTAAATCTGAATCTGGTGTAAATACTTTAAAAATATATGGAAAATTTATATCTATTAATTCTCCAGATATTTCTGAACATGAACTTTTTTCTAATTCTCTAACTGGTAAAAAAACATTATTATATGGATCTCCATCTAAATCAGTAATTTTAAATGTAAAAGAATATTCTCTTCTATTAGTATCTTTATACATTAAAGATGAGTCAATCCTATATGATGGTATCTCTGAACTTTTTATACCACCAAGAGCACTTGATACTATTTTTTTATAATCTCCAGAACCTACTGCTTTTAATGCACCTGATCCAGCAGAGCCTAATCCTTTAATTTCACCAACATTCTTTGTTAATTGGCCTACTTTATCAGCCAATCTTGATACAATACTATCATAAGGTTCTCAACTATGATTAATAGTTTCTGAAAATTCATTAGGTAATACAAAAGTTCATGTTCTTCTGTCATTTTCAGAAGTCTCAATTGCTCTATTGCCTCTAGCATAAGCAGATTGTCTTTCTAATTTTCTACCTATAAATTTGATAGTTTTTAAATTATTTATTATTGGTGGAACTAAATTAAAATTCATTATAGAGCTCCTCCTAGAGTAGAATTATTCATAAAAATTATTCCAAAATTTTCAACTTCATCTGGTGACTCATTAAGCTGAGATTTTTGATTAGAAGAAGATATTTGTTGTATTATAGTTGCATTATTATTTTGATTATTAATATTTTTTTCAGTTTGACTAATTAATTTATCCATTTTTTCTTGTTGTTTTTGTTCTTTTTTATTTTTTTCAGTTGAAATATCTCTTTCAACACCTTTTATTGTATTTATACCTGATGATGAAGATTTCATTTTATCAAATTCATCAGATTCTTTATCACTAAAAAATCCAGAAATTCAGCTTTTTACTGATCCAATGCCTTTTGCTAATTGCTTAGCACCTGGGATATTTTCTAATACTCATTCTTTAATTGCTTCTTTTAATTTTAATAAAACATTAACTATAGATTCCATAAAATTTATATTAGAAATATTATCTATTCCAGTTTTTAATAAACCTATAAAATTTTGAATTGTGTTATTTATTCATTTAAAAGGCATTAATATATAATTTAATATAGAACTAAATGAATTTTTAATAAATTCCAATGAACTTAAAAAAGCATCTTTTAATCATGTTATTTTTGCTATAAAAAATTGAGATATTGTCCCTTCCATATTAATACCAAAAAAACCTAATACTTTATTTCCTAATCAATCAAAAAAACTAATAAAAGGATCAAATATACCTTTTATTGTTGAAAATAAACCACCTTTTAATTTATCTAAAAATGAACCTTGTGTTGAAACAAATCCTTTAAAGAAATCTATAATACCATTTATTATTGTAATACCTCAACCTATTATTGGTATTCCTTTTAACATTATACTTAATCCTTTTGAAAAACCCGCAAAGAACTTTGATATGATAGGTATTTTAGACATAACATTAGAAAATTTACCAAATATAGAAAATAGTTTATCAAAAGGAGATAAAATTAATGATTTAACTTTAGAAACTATATTTATTATTTTTTGAAAAATTTTACTTGATGATATTCATTTATTAATAAATGTTACTTTTTGTGTTAATATAGAAATACCTTTACCTATTAACTGAAAAGGAATTAATGCTGATTTTATTATACCTCCAATGGTTGATACAAATCCACCTATAATAACACCTAATGTTATTCCAGCACCATATAATAAGGTTTCTAAAATTGATCCTTTACCTTTATCTTTATATTGCATTTTTTCTTGTTTTTCTCTTTTTTTGAAAATAGAAAAAATATTTTTTAATATACCTGTTTGTTCTTTTTCTGAATCTTTTGAAAACAAACTTTTTCCGAAACTAAAAACAGATTTTGTTACGGATGATAATACTGAAAATGTACTTTTAAATAAATTTGAAGCCATCCCAAATAATTCAGTAAGTTCTGATCCTAAAATATTATTAAGTTGTGAATTTATATTTGAAAAAACAGTTGAAAATTTATTAGATATCATAGCTGGTATTTTAATCATTTTCATAGAAAATGATTTAATAGAAGTTGATAAAGGATTAATAATATAATTTTCAATTGATATTTTTGTAGTTTTAAGATATTCTTTTCCAGATTCATATTCTTTTTTTAATCTTGAAAAAATTGTTTCTTCTTCCATATTTAACCTCTAAATAAAAAATGGTCTTAAGTTAAATCCTTAAGACCATTTGATCCATTGATTAAAAAATCAAGCGTGATTTATTTATTATTTAAATTTTCTTTTTCTTCTTTTTTATCTTTAACTAATAAAGCTAAAAGAGCTATTCTTTCATGATCAAACATATTACCTGATTCTTCTATTGATATATTAACATGTCTACTTAAATAATATTGTTCTTCTATAATAGAATATATATTATTATTTATACATAACAGTTTAATTATTGAAAAAAATTATCAAGTGGAATTGATTTAATTTCTTCATTTTTACAATGAATACATTTTTGAGTAATATTTAAATTAATTCCAAAATCATTATCTTCATATCATTTTTTTAATTTATCATATTCTTTACTTGGTAAATTTCCAACCATATTAAATAAAATATTAAAATTAATATTTTCTTCCGAACCTTCAGGAGTTTCAATTTTATATATAGAAGCAGCAATATTAGCAATTATCATTTCTACTGCACGTTCAACTTCTGTTTTATTCTTTAACTTTAAATTAGAATATGCTTTTTTCTGTTCTAATCTAGTAATATGTTTTAAATAAATTTTTACTTTACCATTTGCAATTTCTACTGGTTCAGATATTTTTGTGTTATCTAAATTAATTAATTCTAAATTTTCTAAATCAATATTTTGTATAGATTCACACTTACATTTTGAACAATTATATTCATAAGAATATTTACTACCTTTTGTTAACTTTCTTATTTCTATAAAAATAAAATATCTGTCTTGTAATAATAAATCATCTATATTTACATCATTAACTATACAATATTTTAAAATATCATCTAATATTTCATCTCCTTTTATAGGATCATCTTCATCTTCATTAACAAGTAATTTTTTTAATTGATTTGTAGTTAAAGGTCTTATTACAACTTTCTCATTAGACCCAGGTGTTATAATCTCCTTTGTGTACACATCTAAATAATTTAAAAAACTATATTCTTTTTGTTCACTCATTTATATCTCCTTTATTTTTTACCCTTTAAAAATTAATATTCCATTAGAATTATTTATATTTGCACAATCTGTATGAACTCAGTTCATATTTAATTTATCTTCAAGTCTTGTTATATATTTATAACACTCAAGTTTTTGATTAACTTTAATATCTTCTATTACTTCTTGAGCTGTAACTGATTCAAAAATTTTATCACTAGCATTTCCAAATGAATGTTGACTTGTTATTGAATAAAAAGATGAATCTGAAGTTCTTAATCCAGATCAATTTCTATCTCCATTTCATTTTCATGTATTAATATACATTTTACCAAATCTTTCCCTAAGTTTATCATCAGTTCATAATAAATGAGGATTTATAAACTTAAGAAATCAATCGTCACCCTTATGTTTATATTTTAAATATAAATCTTTAGGAATATATTCAAACATTTTAAAATATTTTGGTTTATAATAAATCATTATTCCTCTACTGATCTTACATAAGAAAATGTTATATCCATTGTAGATTTTTCTTTACTAGAATAATCTAATGATACTTCTCCAACAGAAGTAGGTCAAGCCATAATTAATTTTATTTTATGTACAATATTTCCTTGAGAATCTAATAATCATAATTCTTGATCTTGTGCATATTCACTAAAATTACCATGTTCATTAGTTTCAGGGTTATGAACTGCATTTTTTCATGCTATAAAATCTTTTCTTAATTGGTAATCTTTATCTATTTTAAATGTAACTGTTCAATCATCAAATGTTGTTGTTGATCCAGATTTTACAACGTTACCCTGTCAATTATCCTCAATAGGATCAATTGTAGAACTTGGTATACTGGATGAATTAACTAAATATTTAGATCTATCTGTGCCAATAGATCCATAAGGGTTATTTAACAAAATCATAAATGTATAAGATTTTGCATGATCTCCAAAATTAGAAATAAAACTATCTATATCAAATCCATTAACTGCCATATATAACTTCCTTTCATATAATTGTTTTATTATTATTTATATATTTATTATATTAATAGTGTAAAACTTTTTTAAAATAATATCATTTTTATTATCTATATTATATTAATTAACAAATAAAAAGATATGTATGGGAGAAGATGAAACAGTTGAATTGAAGCTTTAAATGTTGAAAAAAGAAAAACTACTTAAAGTCTTGAAGAAATTAATTTAATATTTGTAGAAGTTAGATAATTAGGAAATAATTATCAACAGACGACCAAACTGATGTCCTTCTACAAATATTATTTATAATTGTTTATCCTATTAACTCATTAAAATCTGCACCTGTTGCAGTTGCGATAAAATTAAGTCTTATAAAGTCTGCAGATTTAGTTGGTTTTATGTATATGTCGCCAATTAATTCATTTCTATCAATTACAGCAGGGGTATTTACAGTTTCATCTATTACAACTCTATAATCGTAAATTCCACGTTTAGATTTTACATCTCTTAAAAATGGGTTTATCATATTAGACATACCTAATCATGTAATTTCATCATTTTGTTCAAAAACATAGTATTTTGCACTCTTTGAAATTGATTTTTCGAGTACAAGAAATAATCTTCTTACATTTACTCTATTGAAAGCTGATGCTTTATCTAATAGTGTTTTTTGTCCTCAAACAACCTTGCCTTGACCAGCAAAAGAACAAATAGGATTTATTCCATTTAAATAAAGTAAATCTCTTTCACCCTCCGTAGGATTAAAAGCTAATCTTCTAACGCCAGTTAAAATTGCTCTATTTAAACCAGCAGGTGCTCATCATGCATCAGCAACTTGATCTGTATTTGCATATAGACCTGCCATATATCCACTAGCAGGTATTCATCTATATTTTTTATTATCTTGGTCAAAAACTTCTAATCAATTACCATATAAAGCTGCATATGAAGTATTAGGATTAAATGTTGAACCCTTTTGACCCTTTCTTCATACTGTCATATCGAGAGCTTCAGACCCTCTATTATTAATAACGTGGGATTTTAAAACATCAAGTATAGCAAAGCAATCTTTTCTTGTTACTTCTGATATTTCAATTAATTTCTGTTTTACTTCTACATTTTTTCCTGAATCTATAAATATATTTACATCTATTTCTTCTGCATTTGAATATAATTCATATGCAGATATACATGCGGCATTTTCTGCTTCAGATGTAGAAATATCAGAATGTCTTCCAAATAATCCATTTTTACCACCAGATAGTTGTTCAAAAGATGTCATTCCAATAGAAACATCTGGGCCTTCTACATCATTTGTAGTTTTAAATAATGGATTAACTGAACATAATAGATATTCAGAATTTTCATTTATTACTGTTTCTGCATATAAAGTATTACCAGTATCGTCAATCTCAGTTTCATCTAATGAAACAATATGACTTTCTCTATTTACTCATGCAGTATCTCCCTGTTCTTTAGTTTGTACTAAAATTACTAATTGTTTTTTTGAAGTTAGTGGTGTATCATTATTTCTTATAATATTAAATCCTAATGAATCATCATATCCAACAGAACCAAAATCTGGATTGTTTTTATAATCTGTATACATAGAGAGTGCAGTTGCGGTTGCTTCTGCTGATATTGTTAATCCAGAAGGGATATCAAATGATTCTGTTGAAATATCAAAATATTTAATAGATTCATATAAATCCTTATTATAAATTAATACTCTTATATTGTTTCCTCAATCTCCTCTGCTGTTTGCCATCAATCATAATACATCATCAGCACTCATATATTGATCTGTGATTTCTGAAAATTGAGATAGATCTGTTGTGCCAAGAGATACATAATCATAAGGGCCATCTGCTTGGTCTACTGACACAGAACCAGAAACAGTAAATGTATAATTTGGTAATGATTCATTTACTGGATCATATCCATCTATAATTTTAATACCTGAAAATGTTGCATCTTCTGGCATTACTCTAGTACAATATAGCATTGTGCCATATTTTAAATAGCCTATAGAAGATAAGATATCAATATATGAAGAATCTGTTGCTTTACCATATTTTGATATTAATTGATCTTTGTTTGTTATTAGTGTTTTTTCATATTCAGCACCTTTATATGTATTTCTTAATACATTAACTGCTATTGATGTAGCTACACTTTGAATATAGCCAGATCTATCTATTTCTCTATAATATACTCCCGGGGATATTGAAAAGCTCACTGTATTTTACTCCTTAATTTATTATTATTTTAAGTATTTTTATTATTATTTATAAAAAAATAATAAAAAAATTCCCATATTATTTATATGGGAATTTTTAATACAGTGAAATTTATTGGCAAGATTTAATTAAAGATCTTCTAATTCTTTTAGAAGATCTTCTTCTGTAATTTCTGCATCTGATTGTTTAGGTTCTTCTTTTTTCTTAGGTTCTTCTTTAGGTTCTTCTTTAATTTCTTTATTTTTATATAATTCAGGCACCTCCTTTTCTTCCTTATCAACAAAATTTTTATAATCCTTCTCAATTAAAGGAAATAACATTTCTTCCTTAACTAGTTTAATAATATCTTCAACTGATTTCTTTTGATTATTAATATAATCTTTTAGAGGAACTCTTGTTTCAAATATTTTTCCTATTGCTGCATCTGATTCTGCAATAGGAGAAGGTTTTCTTGCGAATTGTGACATTGAATATTCTGGAAATGTAGTACTACCGTCACCACCAGATTGTGAACCTACCTTTATAAAAAAATTATAGCCTGTTTCATCAGGACTAAATATACCTTCTTTTCCAAGACCGTTTTTACCATCTCTTATTTCTTCAGCAATTTTTTGTTCTAATTTTTGAGGAAATTCATAAAGAAATACTTTTCCATTACATTTATCTTCTTCATTTCTTTCAGAATCCCTTGGATCATCTATTACCAAAACATTACTTACATATTTCACCTTTCTTTTTAGTCTAGATGCCTCTTTTTTATCTTCTTCTGTACCTCTTTCATATAGTTTATTAACAACTGAACATAATGGACATGGGTTATTTAAATCTTCTGATTTAGGACAAATAACAAACTTCCACTTTTCTCCTGATTTATACATATGATAATAATATTTTGCATATCCGCCAACTGTTTCATCAGGTAAGAATCTTATTTCATATGTTTTTGGTTTTTCTGCTGTACCTTTTTCAGTAGTCCATTTTCTTGAAATATATGGATTATTATTTTCTGATGGCACATCATTTTTTACTCTTTCTTCAAAAGTTTTAAACAGATCTTTGTTTAATCATTTACTCATAATTTCTCCTTTATATAAATTTATTAATTTAATATATTATATTTATTGATATATGTAAATATTTTTTTTATTAAAAATATTTAAAAGTATCTACAATAGTTTTAAATATCTTATCTTTAAGTTTTTCAGATTCTGGTAATTTATCATAAGATACAATACTTGGATGAGTTTTTTTCTCATAATTTTTTTCTGACCCATAAACCCACCCATCATTTATTTTAAATTTAAGCCAATTTTCATGTGATTTTTTAGGTGTAACTTCCTCTCTTAAATGATATTCAACACCATCTATTACTGATTTTTTAATGTCACATGGTGTATCATCCCAATTTTTATGAGAATGATCTCCATAAAATTCACATAAAGTTTTATTTACATTATGACATATTTCCGCTATTTTTTCTTTTGAAACTACATAATCTTTCATAATTATTTCTCCTTATTTTAAAAATTTTATTCTACAAATTTCTTCATTGTTTCTGATAATTATAAATTCATTTTGAGTTTTTATAAATTCTTGTTTCTGTATATAGCCATTTGAATTTTCATGATAAATTAGATTATTATTGGAATCAAAAGTTTGTTTCTTCCAATAGCCATTTGAATCTTCACTATAAATTATATTATCATTAGAATCAAATTCTTGATTATACCAATAACTATCTGATTGTTCATAATAGATTAAATTGTTATCGGAGTTAAATTCTTGTTTGTACCAAGACCTATTTGAATTTTCATGATAGATTAGATTATTATTCTTATCAAAAATTTGTTTTTTCCAATAGCCATATGAATTTTCAAAATAAATCATATTATTATCTGAATCAAAAGTTTGTTTGTACCAATAGATATCTGAATTTTCAAAATAGATCAAATTATTATCGGAATCAAATTCTCTTTTGTACCAATAACCATATGAATTTTCAAAATAGATTAAATTATCATTCTTATCAAAAATTTGTTTTTTCCAATAGCCATATGAATCTTCATGATAGATTAAATTATCATTCTTATCAAATTCTATTTTATTTATATCTAAATTTTTAAACCATGAATAATAGTTTTCATAATCTCCTGTAATTTTAACTCTATTTAAATCTAATGGTAATAGATCATTGTTTTCTAAGAATTTTATTGCATCTTTACAAGCATTTAGAATTTCAAGTCTTTTACTATTTAGTAACATATTATATTATCCTTTTAGTTATATATTTATTACAACTATAAAATTCACATAAAAAGAAGATTTACACATATTTTATTTTTTATTTCACAATAGTAAAAGTTTCACAAAATTTTACTTTTTATAATTCTCTATAAATATCTTTTTTCGTTAATAGTATAGGTTTAATTAAAACTTCTTTTTCTTTTTTAACTGAATCCATTACTAATTCATCTATATCTGCACCAGAATTATATGTAAATAACATGTAATTAAATATATTAATAATAATTTCTTTTTTTGTAAATACTTTTTTAAAAATTATTTTTTTAACTGATTCAGTATTTCTAGTTCTAAATTTCATATCTATTAAAAAAGACTCGGCTATTTTTTTATCAGTGGTTCATGATGTTGGTTTATCTAATTTATAACCATCTCTTATTAAAATATCATATTGTTCTTCTGTAAATCCCATACCTCTATATAAAGTGTCTCCTGTTTTAAACATATCAGGAATTTTATTAATATTCTTTAAAACATAATCTAAATCTTTTCAATCATTATTTTCTATATATTTTTCTACAGATTTAATAAACTTTGGCTCTTGTATAATATTTGCTTCATTTAAAAAATTATCTATTTTATTTAATATTTTCATTATATTTCCTTAATTAAAATGTTGTAAATGTTCTTTTTGGTATTTCTCATTCTCTTCTAGTTTTATTCATACTTGATACAGGAACAAAAAACCCAACAACTCTAGTAAATTTTTCTATAATTTTTTCACCACATATAGGACATCTTTCAAATGAACCCAATGATAGGTGATTATTAATACATTGTGAATAAATTGGATTTAAAGCAAAATGTTCACATCCAGATGCAATAGAATATAATATAATTTCTTTTGCCTACTTTTTTAATATTTTTATTAATTAAACACATTTTAATAAAAATTTATATTTTTGTAAATAAACTTTATTTACAATTTTGTAAAATATTTTCTTTACATTTATTGATATTAACTTCTACTGAATCAGAACTTCAAAGCTCTAAAACAGTAAATCCTTTGTTTCTTGCAAAATTTAATTTTTGTAAATTCTCTATATAAATATCATTAGCTGATTTAAAATTAAAGTGATTTTGTCAATTTTTCCATTTATCAAAAGCGTCTTTTAATCACTTTGGATTTGGATGAAAAGCTTCACCATTATATTCAATAATAATATTGAATTTTGGTATTGTGAAATCATATTTATAAAATCTGTTTAATTGTTTTTTTGCATTAAGAAAATATTCATGACTTTCAGGTATGCCTAAATAAATGTCTTTAAACTCACAAATATTCTTTTCAAATAATCAATCAATTAAAGGTCAGAAAACATTCATGGATTCTTTTGAAGCTTTATTTAAAGATTTTTTATATTTCTTTAAATAAAAATAAACAGCATCTTCTTTATTTTCATAGTTTTCTTTATATCAATCTAAAGTGTTACCTCTTCCTATTCTTTTATTCTTTTCATTATATAGTCTTGTTCCTTCTTCTTTACCATGTTTTTCTATATAGTATGGTAAGGTGTTTATATAACTAAGCTGTTCTATTCTTTTATCATATCACTCTTCACCATGTTTTTTTATAAGTTCTTCTTTTGTGTGTGATTTTTTCCTTTTTTCACACATTAAATAATATTTATTTCTACCTTCTTCGTCACTTTTAGAATTTTTTATAAAAAATTCTTCACTTCGACCACATTTTTTACAATATTCCTCATATTTTCTTTTACCTTCTTTATAACCATGACGTTTAATAAAATTTTCTTCAGTATTTTTATTTTTTTCTATTTTCTCATAATATCTTTTAGTTCCTTCCACTTTACCATAAGTTTCAATATATCATTCTAAAGTATTACCTTTTGCAATACGTCTGTTTTTTTCATTGTATAGTCTTGTTCCTTTTTCCTCACCATATTTTTCTATATAATATGGTAATGTATGACACTCCTTTAATGTTTTATGGTATTCATTATATAATTTAGCACCCAATTCTTCATCTTCATTATATAAAATAAAACGCTCTAAACTATAGATTGTAGTATTACATTTCTTACAAGTGTTATTATATTTAAATTTTGGTTTATTAAATTGTGTTTTATTATTACAACCACCCATTTGACAAATATCATCACCATCTTTAAAATAAAATTGATCATAATATTCTTGAGTTGAAAGATTATGTTTCATACTTAAATGAACAAATAACCCATTTTTATTTTTACATTCTTTACCACAAATCTTGCATTTTAAATCAATCATTTTTCTACTCCCTTAGAATTTTAATTATATTGGAAGTTAGATTATCGAGGGAGCGATAATCAAAAGGAGCTACCTTCTGTCCTTCCATAATAATATAATTTATTTAAATTTTATATATTTTTTGATTATTACTTGCTAACTGTACACCATATTGAATATTATCATCAACTAAATTTTCTATATCAAATTTACCACATTTAATATAATCACATGATTTTTTAATATTATTTTTTATACTATCAATATCATATCTTGTAAACAATCAAATCTTTTTATTTAATGTTTTTAAATTAACCAAAAGATCTTCTAATTTATCTAAATTTTGATCCAATGGTTCACCACCTAATATTCAAATATTATCTATTAATAAATCAAATATTTCAACTTTATCTTTAATAGTATTAAAGTAATCTAAATTATACTCAGAACCTATATCAAAAGACCATATTTCTGAATTATGACATCCTTTACAATGTGGTGGATTACAACCAGAAATATAAATTTCTAAAGTTTTTTGCTGTAAAGAATATTCTGTGGAAGCTATTTTCATAAAACACCTTTTAATAAAATTGTCTATTAGGAAAATCTGATTCTCTTCTTACTTCATGCCAATTCTTAATATTTGTTAAAAAACCAACAACCCTTTGATATTTATCTACAATAGGATCACCACATATAGGGCATATTTCATCTGATCCAACACTCATGTGATTATTTCCACATCTATTTAAAATATAATTCATAGCTCAATATACAACACCCTGTTTAGCACATGAATATATCATATCAGAAATAGTTTTAAAATCTTTTAATTTATGAGCAACATTTAAATGACATATAGCACCACCACTAAAATGTTTATCAAATTTACCTTGTAATCTAATTCTATCAAGCATATCTGCATTTTTAGTTAAAGGAATAAATTGATTTGAGTAAAATTCATAATCAACTTTAAAACCACAATACCTGTCTTTTTGTACTAATTTTATTGAGCTATTTTCTGAGGGTGTTTGCTCACAATTATGTGGTGTATTATATTGTTTTTGCATTTTATCATTAGTTTTATTAATAACATCTAACATTCTTAAAACAAATTCTTGTCCCCGTTCATTTAAAATATCATACCCAAGAATTTCACAACACTCATTTAATCCATTTACACCACATGTAGAATATTGTGTATTTATATTCATAAACCCATGATCATAAAGATTTAAAGCTCCTTTATCGATTCTTTTCTTGATTATTTTTCTTTTAGCATTATTAATTCTTGCAACATCTTTTACGGTTTTTTCTAATTTATCTAAAAATTCAGATTCATTTCCATTTTCATATGCCATTCTTGCAAGATTGATTGTTACTACACCCAATGAACCTATTTTTGTACTTCCAGAACCAAAACTATTAAAATATTCATTAGAAGAATCAGATCTCAAACGACAGCAGCTTGATAACACTGAACTTTTTCCACTAAATATATTAATAAAACCAAATTCTAGGTTCTTTTCAGCAATTAAATCTACAAAATCATTATCTAATATATCATTATTATCATCAATAGCAAAACAAGCTGTTGTAACTGGAAACGTGCAGGGTGTACGTCTTAAAGTTTCATTCATAACATCACAATAAATTATTTGAAGTTTTTTAACTATATCTTTATTAGCTGTTACAGTTTCACCACCTCTAGTAAAAACATAATCTTTACATAATTTTTCTAAAAACACATCATCAAACAAAGAAATATTAGTAAAACAACTTTGACTTGCTCTTGTTGGTTGATTAAATGTAAATATCATAGAAAAAAGTGTTTCTTTTACATAAGTTCAAATATCTTCTTCTGAATTAAATTTAAAATGAGCATCAGCACCAGATATTAAAATATTCTCTATATAATGAGACATAACAACCAATAAATCAGCCAAACCAGTTGCACCTAAAGTTGCATTAGCAGCTATAATAGTAAATTGCTCTACCTGTGATTTAAAAGAATATAAATGCTTTGGTGGCTCAGAATATATCTTACTTATCATAGGTAAACCAGAAAGTGCTATATCATAAGTGGAAAAATTATAGCAATACGGCATGCCTACGTTGTGAAAATCATTTATATAAAACCTTCCAATTAACTGATCTTCAATTATAGTATTTGCTTTTTCTAAACCATATAATTTTCTTAATTCTTTTCATAGAAGATAATATGAATTATATCTTAAATATGGTTTTGGAAATTCGACATTAAATACATTAACACTTTTATCTGTTACATTACTATTACTATCTATTGAATTATCAGCAGTTGTTTTATTTGTGTTGAAAAAATTCTGTGCAAATCAATTCATATCACATTGTTTACCAATACCATCTATATCAAATATTTCTCTTCCGTATTTACTTCATAAATGCATCATTAAAGTATCAAAATCTTCATTAAAGCTAACTTTGAAATACATAACCCCTCTTTCCTATTTAATTAAAAATATAAAATACCATTTTCAGATAATAAATTAAAATTAGCATCATATAATTCTTGATTAGTTGATGCTAAATTAAAATGTGAATCTGTTTTAATAGATTGTTGTTTTAATTCTTCTTTATATTGACCTGTTTTTAATAGAGTAAAATTATTTATATCAAAAGATAAAGTTTTATCATAAGAATATCCAGTATATATACATATTTTATATTTTTTTCCAATTTTATTTAATAGTGCTCTTGTAAAATCTCTATTATAATTTGATAATGGATCTCCTCCTAATAAACATATTTTATCTGTTTTCCATCTTTTACTATCTATATTAATAAGATTAATTAAATGTTTTATATTTATTTTTTCAGATCCAAAATAATTAACATTTTGAAGTTCTTTATTCTGACAGCCTGTACATGAAAAATCACAACCTGTAAAATAAATAGAAATACATAACCCATCTGGTGATGGATAATCAATAAAAGAATGTTCAAATGGCAATACAATATTAGCGAATTTTGTCATTATTTAATCCTTCTTCTATTTTATTACATAATTCTAAGATAGTTTTTTTTCTTAAACTATCTCATTTTCATTGTTTAAATGCTTTATTATTAACATAATCCATTAAACTACTCTTAAATTCAAGAGACATGGCACCCCAATCGCAAACCATTTCAATAATATCTATAATAGACATATTATTTATATTATCATGAAAATCTGGGTGATGAGGATTTGTTTTATAATGATGTTCTCAAGCTTTATCCATTTCATATTTTTCATCATTTGTAAAAACATAACCACATTTTTTACCATAAAATTCAGTTGTATAAATATAGCCTATAATTTCTTTAGAACTAAATTTTGATTGGTCATGTGTATTGATTCTATATAATAAATCTTGTCTAGTATCTATATCAAAATCACATGACCAATTATCATAATTATAAAACGCTTTTTCTCTATCTAAATATCTAAAAACTTTATTAACATTTAAAATATGGCTTGTTGTTCGTTCTCAAAAATTATATTTCATTTCATTTCAAATATCTTTTTTCATATTTATTCCTTTAATTTTTTAAAATTAATAACATTATCAATTTTAATTTTTAGAAAATCAATAATATTTATTAGTTTCCCTTTATCTGATTTATATTCATCTAAAGCTTTTTTACAATCTATATATCTCTGTTCTTCTTGTTCCCAAAAATCTCTTCTTTGTTTCATATATTAATTTCCTATTATTTTAATTGAATTAAAACCCTCTAAATATGTTGGGATTGATTGATTATATAGAAATTTATTTATTACATTATTTCCTACTTGTTTATCATTGCCCGATCTATTAATATCTCTTTTATATAAATTTGATTTATCTGTAATTAAATAGACACAATTAATATTATATTTTTTAAAAGTATTTACAATAGAGGTTCGAGATTTTTTATTAATATGAGTATTACATACTACCACTTTTTCATTATTATTAAGCAATTTTTTTATAATAGTATTTTGAATATTAATTAAATTTATTTTAAATTTATTACACCAAACCCAAGCCCTCTGATATAACTCATTTGGATCATTGATAAAATCATTCTGCTCTAAATATTTATCAATTCTTATTTTGTCTAAAGAAACAATTTTATAATCTGGAAAGTTATTTTTTGCATATGTATCTTTTCCTGATGCTGGTGCACCACATACTAATATAATATCAGGAGAATTAGTTATATAATTTTTTTCTTCAAAATCATCAAAATAATTAAAATCATCAAAATCTATTATTCTTTCTGTAATATTTCCTTTCATATCAAAATACATTAAATATATAAACATTTTAAATTCTATTAAATTATTAAACATTTTTTGACATTTTTGTCTATTCCAAAAATGATATTTCATATGGTTTGAAACCACTCTTAATATCTTATCAATATTCATATGAATATTTCTAAAATCAAAATGTTTAATATCATTTATAAATTCATAAGTATCCTGTGTACTTGCTGCATCATGATTATAAAATGTTACTTTCTTTTTAAGTAAATCTACATTTTTTGTATGTAATTTTCCTAAATCATGACATAAAATAATAATATATAAAATGACCTTTTGTTCTTCTGATAACTGTATATTATTATATTTTAGAAAAAATTCTTTTTCACATAATAGTATATGAGAATATACATCATCTTCGGCATGATATGGAGAATATATGTTATTTTCTTTACTATGATGTGATATTTTTTCTAATCTAGATTTAAATTTTTCGTCAAATTTCTTTTTTATATTAATATAAATATTTTTCATAATTTAAAATCCTTTATTTTAATAATAAATAATATTAAAAATATTAAAAAATGTAAATAAAAAACAATTGGAGAAACTTTTGAAAATCACAAATGAACTAAAACAAAAAATATTAGACGACCATATCAATAATAATATGGGTAGATATTCTATCTATAAAAAATATGGCGTATCAGAATGAACAGTAAGAAAAATTTTAGCAGAATATCATGAAAATAAATTAAATTCAAATCCAGATTTATTAAAATATTCTATTGATTTAGAATTAAAAAATCAAAGATTAAAAGATCAACAAAGAGTAGAAAGAAAAATCAGATCTGAATATAGAGAAACAAATCATCTTCAGCAATATATAACAGAATTAAAAGAACTTATTGAAGAAACTCATATATATGATTATAATCCTACATATGAATATATAAATGACAACTACATTGGTATAGTTCAATTATCAGATGCACATTTTAATGAATTTATTGATTTACCTAATAATAAATATAATTTTGATATTGCCAGCAAAAGATTAGAAAAATATGCTACAGAAATAATAAAAAATTTTAAAAACAATAATATTGATAAAATTTTAATAGCTTTTACCGGAGATATGATAAATTCCGACAGAAGACCAGACGAAAAAACTTCAATGATAACAAGTAGAGCTAAAGCAACATATTGAGCAGCTTTAATATTAGAACAATTTATTAAACACCTACATCAATATTTTCCAGATATTTCTATCTGTTATGTTGTTGGAAATGAAAGTAGAAGTTATGAAATAGGAGAAACAGAAATTATAGTTAGTGATAATTATGATTTAACAATAATATCTTTTCTTAAAATAATGTTTAAAAATTCTAATATAAAATTTCTAGCATCAAATCTTATAGATTGTATTGTAAAAATAAAAAATAAAAATATTCTATTTATTCATGGTGATAGATTAAATCAAAATAATTTATCAAAATCAATTCAGGAACTGAAAGGTAAATATATAACAGAAGGAATTAATATAGATTATATAATTTTTGGTCATATACATGAATGTTATATAAGTGATTATTTTGCAAGATCTGGAAGTTTATGTGGAGGTAATGGATATAGTTATAATAGATTAAATTTAAATTCTAAAGCAAGTCAAAATATTTATATTGTTAATAAAAATTATATAAATGGAATTAGAATTGATTTACAAAATGTAGAAGAATATACTGGATATATATGAGATAATAAATTAAATATTAAAGAAGAGAATAGAAAAAAAGATAATATAATAAACCTATAGAAAAATTCTAAGACACTTTTTATCTCTACTAATAATTAAATATTAATAAGGTAAAAAAGTGTCTTAAAGATCATAGTTGAAGTTTCTATTTGTATTTAAATGGATTTAATTCAGATGTTCTAGCTTTATCTGGTCCTCCTGCATTTTTATATACTTTATCTAGCCAAGTACTATATTCTTTTTTATTTTGAGCTTCTGAAGGAATATCTGCACTTTGCCACCAACTTTCAAATTGATTATATATTATTTTTATGCCATTTTTAAGAATTAATACACTAGATTCTTCTCTAGGCGGCTCGGTTATAATTCCTTCTATTTGTTTAGCATCTTTATCCAAATATTTTATATAAAGTAGCGGAGAAATTCCAACTCTTTAGAAGAGAGTGGTTGATAGTTTTACTTATTTCCATTCTTGAACGGGAAACCCAGCTTTCTCTACTTCTTGTAAACATAATTTATATATTTCAGCTTGAGAAACTTTAATACTCATACCACTTTTCATTTTCCCTTTATTATTAAGCTCATTATATTTTAATTCATTTCCATTAAAAATAATACATTCAATACCTTCAATAGATATGGCAAATCCTGAATTTGTTAAATAAAATTCATATTTATGGGGAATTGCTTTTTTCCATTCTGAACTATTAAGCCATTTTTTTAATTTATCCCATTTTAATGCTTCTTCATTCAAAAATCTGTCAATTTTTTCTGTAATATTCATTTTTTATTACCTTATCAATTTTAAGTTTTTATTAATTCACTTTTCTATGTTATTTTCTATATATATATTATTTATATTTTTTTGTAAATCTTTTTGTCAAACTTCTTTTTGTTTATCTTCATCAAAAGCTAATTCTTCTATATTTGATATTAATTCATCTGAGTTTTTAAATTTTTGTGTACTATTAAAATAAGGTTCTATATCTTGAAATAATCCACATACACCTATAGCACAATATTCTAATAATTTAATATTACTTTTTGATCTATTAAAATCATTTTCTTTTAATGGCGCCAGTGCAATATTTGCATTAAGATTCTTTAAATAAGAAGGAAACTCAAAATAATTAACTCAAGAAATATAATTTATTTTTTTATTATATTTTAATTCATATGGAACACCACCAACAAATCATCAATCATATTTATCAATAGTTTTTGATATAAAATCTATTAATTTTTTATCAAAATCTCCACCAGAACCCTGTTGATTAAAATGAGTTGCTGATCCGGGATATAAAATTCTAGGTTTTTTATGATTTTTTTCTTTTCATTCTGCTTCACCTCAAAGAAATTTACCAATATAGTTAGGCAATACTTCAACATTACTATTATAGTTTGATAATACATTTTTTAATGTTTTTGTAGATGCTGTTATTCCATCTGCCTCTTCAATACATTTTTTAATTGTATTAATTCTTTTTTCGTAATATGATCTAGCCATATTTGATTCTGGTATACAAAAAACATCATCATCAAAATCTAATAAAATTTTCGTTTGGGTTTTTTCTTTAATAAATTTAATCATTTGAAAATGATGTTCTTCTGCAGGTCTTTGGAATTTAACTCATTTATAATTTTTATATCAATCTGCATTAGGAACAAACTGATAATTATAAGTTTGTATATATGATGTGTCTTTTGTTCTAAATTGAGATGCTATTATAGAGGGTACTCATGAACGTATTATACCACACCCCCCTAAATCACTTGCATATATATGGCTCATTACTGTTTTCATTATACTCTATTCTCCAATACAGTTTTATTTGAACTACTCCCACTTTCGCTTCGTTGAAGTGGGAGTCTTCTCGCCTTAAAAGATAAACTTCTTATTCACTATTTTTTAATCCCTCTCTAATCAATGATTCATGATATAAAGTTTGCACTCTACTTGAATTTTTTAAGCGAGTCAAAAGATCCATATAATCATCAATAACATCTTCTCTTTTATAAACAATATTATCAGAAGTAACTAGTACATCTTTTCCTTCTTTGCAGAAATCACATATATTATTATTAACAAAGTCTGGTGGATAAAATTTTTGACATTTATGACATACTGGCATTTTTATTCCTTTTTTGGCTCCCCAGCACGGACTTGAACCGCGGACCCGATGGTTAACAGCCATCTGCTCTGCCAACTGAGCTACTGGGGAATAATTTTTATTATTTTATATTTGGCAGGCCAAGTAGGATTTGAACCCACAACCTTCGGATTTGGAGTCCGTTGCTCTGCCATTGAGCTATTGGCCTATTTTTGGTGCCCATGGGGAGATTTGAACTCCCACGGCTATAAAGCCAAGAGATTTTAAGTCTCTTTTGTCTACCAGTTCCATCACATGGGCAATATTTTATTTTTTAAAGAACAATGTTAAAAAGTTAAAAATAATATATAATATTTTTTTGTTATTGTAAATAAAAAATTATTCTTTTAGTTCATATTCTTCAACATTAAATTTTTCCTTATAATAATGTCTTAATCTTATATTCCCATGTTTTGGGAATCATTTATTATTATGGTCACATATATCATAAATGATTGCACCTTCTTTTTTATTACCTGATATACGTAATGTTCTTCCTATAGATTGTAGTAATCTTATTTTAGATTTAGTAGGAGATGCCATTATTAAATATTTTAAATTGGGTATATTTATACCCACACTGAAAACTTGTGTAGTTGCAACTAATATATATTTTTCATCTGGGTTTTGTATTACTCGTTTTCTTCATTCTTCTCTCATATCAGCATTCATTTTACCTGAGATAAATGTAATATTATCAGGATTAATATCTGTATTTTTTATTATAAGATCTTTTAAAAATTGACCCTCTGTTTCAACTTTATTTACTAATATTAATGCTGTATCATCTAGTTTATTAACAATATTATTAATAATATTTAATCTAAATTCATTATTAAAAATTTCTTCAGTTGCTTTAAAATAATCTCTATTAAATTTTGTTCCTGTTTTATATTTTATATTAAAAAATTTTACAGTACAATATGATAAATGACCTAAATCAGCTAAATCTGATGTATAAACTTCATGTAAAACAGGGCCTAAATAACTTTTAATATTTCATAATTCTATTTGATCATCAGGTAATGTTCCTGTACATCCTATTTTATATTTTGCTTCAGATATGCTCAAAATATCTGAAAGCTGACGTGCTCTTGAACCATGCGCCTCATCAACTATAATACAATCAAAACTTGGCACAATGTCTTTTCTGTTCTTTAATGTTTGTCAAGTTGAAATAATTATTTTTTTATCAAATTCTTTTATTTTAGAATAAAACATTCCAACGTCATTTTCATCTATACCATATTCTATAATATCTGAGTAAAATTGTTTTATTAAAGATACAGAGGGAACTATTATTATTGCATTAGAAATTTTATTATATTTTAATAAATTTTTAATAATACCATAAATTATTAATGTTTTACCTGCACCCGTACAAGCTCTTATAATACCTCTTTTATACTCAAGAGCTTTTTTTATACAAAGCTCTTGATAATCTCTATAATTTCATAACTTGCATTGTTCTAATTCAAAATCAGAAACATCTTCTCTTTTTATAATATCTTTTATTTCATTATCTACTACTAATTTATAATTTGGGTATTGTTTTTTATGAAATCTCAAAAAATCAGTTAATAATCCTAAAGCTAATGTTAAATTAGATTTATTTAACATATATATTTTTCCATCTCATTGCCCAGTCTTATATAAGGGTGAAAATCTAAATCCCTCAGAATAACAGGAAAAATATTGATTTAAATCAGAAAGATAATCATACTCATCTGTATCTATTTTAAATCTTAAATTTGAATAATATTTTAAATGTACTTCTTCCATAATATCTCCTTATTTCATATATATTATTATTTATTCAATATATTGTAAACGTGTTTTTTATAATATATAATATATATTAATAGTATAAAACTTTTTTATATAAAATAATATATGAAACAATGATGAGATTTAATTTAAATTTTTATTAATAGGTAACTATTGATTTGAAATAAAGAGTCTTATAATTCATATTTGATGCTTTAAAATAAATTTATTGATTTTTTAAAATTATTTCATTTTTTTGTTTACTTTTGTTTTAATCTATATTATATATTAATTAACAACAAACAAAAAGGAGAATAATTATGAAAATGCTTATAATGAAGGCAAAGGTAGAGATATTAATCTCTGTCCTAAGAGGCAAAGACGAAAATAATATGGACTATAATAATTTGCTTCGCATGAGGCAGATTCTGGAAGACCAGATAGCTGGAGTTAGCCACTCCGGCTACAGAATATCAAGAGGCATACTGCTATATGCATCTAACCCTAATTCCAGGGAAGAAGTTCTTAGATTTTTCCCAGGGATACTTGGGAACGTAGAAATATAACAGTTAAGAGGCTAGGCTATATGTCTAGTCTCTTATTTTAAGTCATATAGTTACACTTCAAGACAGAACTACACCTAATAAAAAAATAGGATGGTATAAAATTTATACCCTCCTATTAAAAAATTAAACTATTTCTATCATTTCTTTTCAAGTTGGAATATTCATATTATTTAATCAATTCTTTCATTAAAATTTGAAATTGAGAATATAACCCTTCTGGGTTTTTATTAATAAATTCTTCTATATCGGGTATATGATTATTAATATTTTTAATATTTTTTTTACTATGAAAAACTAGTGTAACTCCTTGATTATTACCCTCAAAATATAATGTTTTTTCATTACAATATTTATTTTCAAATTGTTTTCAATTTATTATTTTTCCATTTTTATCTGGTAATAATCCTTGATTAAATGTGAAACAAATTACATAATCTTTTATTAATTTTTCTTCTTTTAAAAATTTATTAAAACTCATTATTTTCTTCCTTTTTAAATATAATATTTTTGTTTTAATTTTTTAATTTTATCTGTTGATACTCTTCTTACTTTATGTATTCTTTTAATTCTTAATTGTGCTCTAGGTCAACATACAGCATATTCAGCAGATCTAATTGAATCAGAGCCTAATCCTGCTGCTCTATAATGTAAATTTTCTTTTCCTAAATTTGCTTCAAGCTCAATAAGATAACCAACATCTCCATGTTTTCTAGAATATCCAGTGTCTGAAATATATTGAGCACATTTATCTAAAGCATCTGAAAAATAAACTCCGCCTACACTATTTATTATTGCTTTATGATATAATGAATTGTCATATGATTCATAATCTTCTTTTATTACAGGAAAATATCCATCTGATATTAAATTTATATATGAATTAGCATCATCTCGAGGATCATATTTTAACTCATTTCCTAAAAGTTTAGGTTTAACCATATGTAAATTTTTAATATCAAGCATACGACCAACAGTAGATTCATCATTAGATGGTATGACTGTAAATCCAAATTTAACAATAAAATTAGCAGCCACTGATCCTGTACCTGAAAAAGCCTTAATAACATTATCTGTACCAAATCTTTTATCAAATTCATCTGCTTCAGGATATCTATAATCATAATCAAATGATTCTAAAAATTCTACTGCCGTATTTCCATGTCTACCAGTATTATATTTTGATAGCTCTAATGTTCTTTTCTCTAATTCTTCTTGAGTATCATTAATCTTTTTTAATTTAATATTTGGTAATTCTAAAGATTCAATTACATCAATAGTTCTTGTTATTAAGTCAGAAAAACCTTCATTTTTCTTTTTACGAATTGTAGGTATTTTAAACTTATTAAATTTAAATAATTTTTTTATTCTATCTTTGGTTATAGAAATCCCCGGTTTTAATGGATTATTATCAGAATACATTTTTTCAATAATTTTATAATAAAAATTGTTATTTATTATACCCTGTTTAAAATCATTAGTAATTTTATTTTTTTCAGTATTTAAATTATTTGAGATATTATCAATAACATCTTCAAGTAAATTTAGATTATTTATATCTATTTTTTCTACAATTATATTATACATATTCATTAATTCACTTTTATCAAAGTTATTTAAATGCATTTTTGTATAAATATAAGATAAGAATTTAGTAAAATCCTCATCAGATTTAAAAGATGTATGTTCTAAAAAACTATTAAATCTATATTCATCAAAAAATGATATATAAGAATTTTCTTCATTAAAATCTATAAGTTCTTGAGCAGTAAATTTTAAATTATTTAAATATTTCTTTAATTTTTCAAAATCTATACCAGTATAACCTAAACGTGCAGAAATAAATGAATTTAAATAACATATTTTTTCAGTTGTATCTAATATAGAATCTAAAAATTCATCATCTATAAAATCTCAGTTATATAGAATTGAAATATATGGCATATAATCTTTAAAACTATTTTTTATTCTTTCTGTCAATTCTTTATGTATTATCATTAATACATCTATATTATTAACTAATTCTGGAGAGAGTAACTTATCAATAAATGTTGTTATAAATTCTTTATGTTCTTTAGCTTCATCTCTAATGAACACAACAAAATATTTTTTACTAAATAAATATTTTCATATGCCATAATTCTTTAATAATAGTTTATCAATTAATAATTTTTTATCAACTATTTTACCATTATTTAATACAACTTTATATATAAATTCATTAAAGTTATATGAACTATCATACTCATTAAGTATAATGCTAAAAGAATTTTTATTTAAATGCATTTCGGATGAATATGAATTACGTGAAATTGTAGAAAATATTTGATTTATTTCATTAATATAATTATTATTTTTTAAATATTGTATTATATCATTAATATAATCGCTTTCAAATAAGCTTTTTGTAATATCACTAGTAAAATACTCTGGTATATTTTTTTTATTAGTATCTACTATCTTTTTAATACATAATGTGTTAATATTATCTACAGTTTCTATAAGTAAATCTCTATAACTATGATGTAAAAGAGCATTTTTATCTAGTAAATAATCAACAAATCCTTCTATAGATAATGAATGTTTTGTTAATAAGTTTTTAAATGCATTAAAATTATTATAATAATCAGTTTTTTTAAGTCATGAAACATCAATTCTAACTCCATTTCATTTAAATACTAAATTTAATATTTTTTCATATGTCATATCTGTAGTTTTATTTATGATATCATTTAATTCAATTACTGAAAGTATATAATTTTTTAATTTAGTATTAATAGAAGGTAAAGAAAGAAAATATGAAAAATATTTAACTTTTAAATCCTCTGTTAAACCATCAAATAATTTTTCACTATTATCCCCATAATCATAAAATCTTTGAAAGAATAATTTTAATTCGCTCTCTGATATTGTAGTTAATTTATGAACAATATCAAAATCTTTATTTTTAATAAAATAATCAAAAATAAAATTATATGAAAATATACTACTTTTTTCTATTAAATTATTTAATCATCATTCTTTTAATGTCCCATATACAACATTTTTAAATAATTTTTGAAAATCTTCTGAATAATTTTCTATTTTAAAAATACCATCTCGTAAACTATCAAAAAAATATGTATCTATATTATAATAACAAAAAAATAATAATGTTAAAGGGTTATTATTAGATAGTTGATATTCAGAGTTTATTAAATTATTATGTATCTTGCTTAAATCACTTGATATTGGTTTTGACAATTTTGAAAAATTAGGGTATTTTTTATCTATAAAAGAATAATCTGTTAAACATATAAATTTTATAAATTCATCTTCATTGATAATAAAATATCGTATATATTCTCTTGCTTCATTTATTATATTTTTTTCATTATCATTACAATAAGCATAAAACATCATTCTAATATATTCATTATTTTCTAATGAATCTGCTGTAAAATAATTTAAAACATCATCTCAAGTTATATTATTAACAACTGCAATATTATCTTTATTTTGAGATGTGTCTGATAATACTGTACTTACATCTTGTGAGCCAGTTAATATTTGTTGTAAATCATTTTTATTATCAGATATTTGAGATGTATCATCTATTGAGATGTTAACTGTACTATCTAATTGTTTATATAGTTTTCTAAATTCTAAACAGGTTTTCTTTTTAACAGCAGCGTCATATAAAATAGGTAGCATATCTATAAGAGTAATATTTCCAGGAAGAAATTCTTTTCAAATAGCTTGTTCTACTGGTTTATATGGCCATATTGCAGATTTTTTAACTTTTTTAACAATGTCATCTCTTATAATATTTTCATCAATTGAATCAATTTTATTTGATCTAATTTTAACTAGTAACAGAGTCATTTTTTTAAAAATTTCATCTTTAATCTGAGTATTATCATCTACTAGTTTAATAATAGCCATTAAATCATTTACTTTTTCGATATCATTTATATTTTTTGGATTTAGAGGCGATTCTTTTAAATATTGAATTATTTTTGGATTATTGCCATATTTTTGAAATAAACCTAAAATTCCCATATAATTTATTCAAAAAATTGTAGCATAATTTACTTTTATTGATAAAAGAGATTGTTTTTCAGTATCATCTTTTCATAGTGTATGCTCTGTTAATAAATCATTAAACATCTATTATATATTCCTTTATTTCGAGTTTTTATTATTATTTATATTAATATTTTTTATTATATTTTTATCTTTAATAAAACAATATTCATTATTACAGCATATATCTAAAACTATTCTTTTTGAATAATCATTATTAATTATGCCTGAAACGCCATACCTGCCCATAAAAATTTTATAATAATTTACACTAGAAAGATACCCAAGTTCAGTTTCAATAAACCTTTCTATCATGGGTTTTTTATAAAATCTTAATTGAGATTCATAAATTTTAAGCTTTGTATTGTAATAATTATAATATTTATATAAAATAAAAAAATTTAAAACAACAATTATTACTATTAAAATTATTTTTTTCATAACTTTATTCCTGAATCTGAAAAATTAAAAGAATGTCTGAATAATTTTGAATCAAGAGATAGAGGCTTCATAATATATCCTTTTCTTATAAATAATAAATAATATAATAAATAGTAATAAAAGTAAATAAAAAACAATATTATTTAAAAAATTAATATAGGTAACAATGACAATTGAAAAACATAATAAAGAACTTATTATAATAAAAAGTTAATGAATAAAAATAAAATAAATAAATTCATTGAAAAAGATAAAATAAATGAATATTTAAATAAAGGTTGGGTTCTGGGCAAATATAAAGGATTAAAAGATGACAATAAAATATAATCAATATGTAAAAGAACCATTTCAAGAAGAACAATATGAGCCATGGCAAATTGAAGAATTAATGAAATGTAGCGAAGATATATTTTATTTTATAAAATATGTTACTATAGTTACTCTTGACGGGGGAAGAAAAAAACTTGATAATTTAATATATGAATTTCAAAATGAAATTATAAATTTAATTAAAGATAATAGATATAGTATAATATTATCAGGGAGACAACAAGGAAAGAGTACTATAGTAGGTACTTATGCTCTTTGATATGCCATTTTCAATAAAGATTCATTTATAGGAATAGCTTCAAATAAAGCAGATTCTTCTAAAGATATTTTAAGAAGAATTAAAATTATTTATGAAGACATTCCTCATTCATGAATTAAACCAGGTGTTGTTGAATATAATAAAAATAGTATTGAATTTGATAATGGCAGTAGAATTGAAACAGCTGCAACTACAGAAGATACATTTCGAGGAAGGAGTTTATCACTTTTAATTTTAGATGAATTTGCCTTTGTAAATGATAATATTTCAAGAAATTTTTTTGGATCAGTATATCCTGCCATTTCAGCATCAGAAAAATCAAAAATAATTATTATATCAACGCCTAATGGAATGTTTAATTTATTTCATGAAATTTATACAAAAGCCGAAAAAAATAAAAATAAATTTGCTTATATAAAAGTCCCATGATATAGAGTTCCGGGAAGAGATGAAGAATGAAAACAAATACAAATTAGTAATATAGGTGAACAAAAATTTGCTCAAGAATATGCATGTGACTTTTTAAATTCATCTAGTACTGTTGTTAATAAAGAAGCATTAGAATTTATATCAACACAATTAGAAGACCCAATATTAATTGATTTAAATAACAGATTAAGAATATTTGAAGAAAAAATTTCTAATGCTCAATATATAATGGGGGTTGATCCTTCTAAAGGAACAGGAGAACATGATGCAACAATACAAATATATAGAATAGAATCTTTAAAACCTATAAAATTAATTAATACTGCAACATTCCAAGATAACAAAACAGATACATTTGAGTTATCAGCAATAATAAATAGATTGAGTATATATTATAATAATTGTATTATTTTCATTGAAAATAACGGAGAAGGAAGCACAGTTTCACAAAATCTTTGATGAGTATATGAAAACCCAAATTTATATAATTCTGGTCAAACAGAAAATGAAATTGGAATAAGAGCTACAAGATCAACAAAACCTAAAGCTGTTGTAACAATGAAAAAATTAATAGAAGATTTTAGCATAATTATTAAAGATTCTGCAACAGCAAAACAACTAAGTACATTTAAAGAAAAAGGTAATAATACATTTACAAATATAGATGGTGTTGATGATTTAGTATCAGCTTTATATTGAATGTGTTATGGGATAACAACTGAAATATTTGAAAATATAGATATTGTTAAAGTAAATAATATAGATGATGATGCATGGGGTATATTATCTGATATTGATGATGAATTTTTTATTGAGGATTATAGTTGGTAAATAATCCTCAATAAAAATTTTAAATTGTTGGTTTTGAAAATTTATTTTTTATTTTTATATTTGATTGTAATTCTTTAATTGATCTTCTTAATCTAAACATATATCGTAAAAAATATAAAATACCTACTATTAAAAGTATAGGAAATATAGGAATTAGTACACTAAATATACCACATGATAAAATTAATTGAAAAATAAATATTAGATTATCAAACCAGGAAATATATTGATCTTTTTCATATTCTCCTTTATTAAATAATTTTTATTTATATTAAACATCTTACTCTCTAATGTAAACAATTTTTTTCTTTAATATCAAAATTAAAATAAATTTCAAAGATATACCGTTTATAAAAACTTTGGACATTATTTAATATCTTTATTTAATAGTATTAATAAATGATATAGTGTAAGAAATAAATCTTTCAGAACCTGACATTCTTGCCAATCTTTCAATTGTTTTTAAATTATCACAAAAAGAACATAACATCTTTAAACCATCAAATGACATTTCTTTAAGGTCTTCTTTAGTAAATACTTCATCTTTACCACAAACATTAAGAATTATTTTATCATTATGTTGTTTCATATTAAAAATCTTTCATTTATCTAATTTTACGAATTAAGTACTCAGAACTTATCTCATATCCATATGAGTTAAGCTTAGATACTTTAAATACGTTGATATTTTCACCTTCAGCTATATATCTAATTGCTTTAGGATCATAAAAGCGAAATTTTTTTTCATTTCTGTTTACCTTATGTTATTAGTTTCTATTTTTAAGGTTTAAAAACAACTCCATTTTTTTAAAAAGCTCTAAAAGCTCAAAAGTTTTATTTTCAATATCCTCTAAAAATAAAGAATTTCTTTCGAAAAATTCCAAGATATCTTTTATTAATTTAAGTCTTCTTTCTTTAAGAGCATTTTCAAGTTCCCATTGTTTTATTGCTTTAGAATAAGAAGACCATTCATGAACATTATTTCTTTCTAATGCTTCTAACTTTTTTTCTTTTTTATAAGGTCATGATACTCTTGAATTGAAATTTCCATTTTTAATACTTTTTAAATTTTATTTAAGAAAAGTATTGTTACTTTTAAATCAGCTTTGTTTTCAGGATCTAGTTTTTTTTTTTCATTGTCTGTTTTGCTTCTTTCACGATTTCTTCTGGAGATAAAGAAAACCAAGAGGTTATTTCCATAAAAATTTCACAGTCAGTTTTAATGTCTCCCTGACCTTTTATTTTAGCAAAAAGAAAATAGTCCCTTCTAATCATTTTTTATACCCTAACACTTTTTCAATTTTATCAGATAATTCTTTAGTTATAGAATTGTTTTTATCCATAATGAGTTCTAAAAGAATAGCGTCTAAGGATTTCCTGTAATTGAGGAGTTCATAAGTAGTACATAGAGATATTTTTCCAGCAAAATTTTCTTTAAACTCTAGGATTCATTTCTTTTTCTTTTTTAAAAGTAAAGGTTCTAATCTTCGTTAAATTCTCTAATCGCTTTACCAAAAGATTGTGTTTTTAGTTCTTTATTTTTTTCAAGAGATTCCACTTTGAAGAAATGAGAACCGTCAGAAAAACAAACAGATAATTTTTTCTTTTTATTTGAAATCATTTCACAGCAAAATTCTTTTCCTTCAAACATTTGTCTTGTTATTTTTAAATCTTTTATTTCTTCAGCTTTTAATTTAAAATTCTTTTCATCATAAACTACAATATATTTTCTTCCGCATTCAGGACATTTTTCTGTTTCCTGACCTTCAGTTATCCAAGTTTTACTTTTGCCACAGATACAAGTAAATTCAGAAGTGTTCATTTTTTATTTCCCTTTAAAAATTTTATTAAATGGAAGTATTGTCATCTTTAAATATTCTTTGTTTTACTTTTTTCTTTTTTTTTGACTTTTGCCCATTGAATTCCCTTTGGAAACTTTAATTTGGAAATTCTATATTGTCCTTTGTAAAAAACAGAAAAGATATTTTGTTTTTTATTAAAATTCCAAAAATCAATTGTATAACCAGATTTTTCAATAAAAACGTGAGGATAAGGTCTTCTTTGAATAAACCAAACCCAATAAATTTTGCTTCCTTTTATTTTTTTCCTTAACTTTAAGGCTTCAATCAAGCAGTTTGATTTTTTCTTATTTTTTTTAAATATCATAATTTCCATACTTCTTTTATATCCTTTTTAATTTGGAAATTTATTAAAATACAAGGAGTTTCTTAGCTTAAAAATTTTCCATTTTTATTTATATCTGTAAGGATGTCTCTCTATAGTTAAATCCTTGTCTAAAAAAAAAATCAGGATTTTTCTCTAAAATTTTAGATAACATATCATCTTTTCCAAGAATATAACCAAAAATAAAAGAACAAACAAAAATTAAAATTGTCATTTTCCCTTTTCCTTTTCAAACCATTTTGATTTATATCTGTTAATATAATACCTCCAATAATTTTTCAATAAGATCATAAACCCCGCTTGGTTTATTTTGTTCAGGTTTCCAAGACTCCCAGGGATCACAAACAGAAGTACAGCCAATTCCAAGACCAAGACATCGATAGTCATGTTTTTTATGCATTGCCGCAGCTTCTTCTCCTATAGTTTCAAAATGACTCCACGACCACCTGGTTTTCTCTAAAATTTGCCTGTGAACATCTTTACAGGCTTCTGAAAATCTGTTTAAATGCTCAGTTTCAACAAAAAAATAATCATATGTAGATAAGAGAACTGCTCTTTCATTTTCTGAAAGTCTTTCATCTTTCCAAAGAAGCCAGAAGTTTTCTACATCACCGTACAGGCTAAAGTAATCACCAGTGTATTTCATAGAAATGTAATCCCATACGGCCATACCTGTTCCATAAGAATTTCGAAGCTCCTTAAAACAAACAGCTTTTGTTTTAAATATAGAGTAAAGACTTGTGTAGCTCATTTTTCCTCTTTTCAAATTGTAACCATTTTACCGGCGTTGGTAAAATGGTCTTTAATTGGGATCACACCATATTTTTTCAATCTTTAAATCCTTGGTTAAAAAATAATCAGGGTTCTTTTCAAGAATCTCAGCCTTTTTTTCTTTTTCCCCTTGAAGATAACCACCAATAAAGCTAATTGAAGCAATAATAAACACAACAAAAACCATCATTGTCCCCACACATTATGAATATCTTTCTTCAGTCCATTTTTTCCAATCGAAATCACAGCTCCCTGGCTGGCCACGAATAATACAGTTCTCAAAAACCTCACCACATTTAGGGCAACATGGTGTTTTAACCTCTATAATAGTTCCAGGTGGGTATAATTTAGGATCAAATATTAGAGGGTCAAAACTTGTATCCTCTCCCATGTCTCCATAACAGTAACTGTTCCACATAGGGATGTGTTCATCGCATTTATCCCCACCGTAAATATCAGGTTGCATTTCGTGTCTTTCTATTTCAGAATATTTCATTTCCAATCCTTCTATACTATTAAATGGCAGTGGCAGGGATTTGCACCCTGCATGGCAATATACACACTTAGTCGGTATACTGGTTAACAGTCACTTAGGTTTTTGATTTAGTGTGTTTTAAATGGGCTCAGGTATTTGCGTGCTTCCCCGACATATTTTTCCCTGACTTACGTTACCCACTGCCTTAACCTATAACGTCTACCTATTCCGCCACACTGCCATATTTAAACTTTAAAGATCATCAATAAATTTTATCAGCTCTTTATTTAAACATTCTTTACATAGATCAAAGTCATCACTTGCAATATTTAAGCCGTTAAGCTTATTAACAGATATTTTTAGTTCAAACGTTATATAGTTTTCTCTTCCTTTATGTGTGTGTTTATATGGTTTATAAAAATCTCCACACAAGTCACATATTTTAGCTTCTGCCATATGATATCTCCTTCTTATTTGTTATTGAAAAAACTAACTTCTCTTATATAAACTCTAACTTTATTATCAGAAGTATGTTCGTTTACCTTATCTCCAGCACACAGAGTTCTTATATAGTGCAATTTTTTAATCTCATTCTCATCTTTCAATAATTCGATTGGAACAAAGCCCATTGAACAAAAGTCATTTTCCTCTATTACTTCATCCATATCTAATATACGATATTTCTTTTTCATACCCACAATATTCATTTTGATTATCATAAAACTTTTTTCTCCTTTATTATTTTTTGTAAATTAAATATAATTAATTAAAACATTATTTTTATAAATTTCAGGAATATCATAAGAAGAAATTATTGAATCTGATGTATATAAAAAATCAATATTATTAAATAATTCACCGTTAAAACAATTTTTTTCTGCATGAGCAACACATAGTATATATTTAGCAGCAGGTATATATTTTTTTATAATATTTGTTGTAATTATAAAGGTTTCTTCATAAGAAACAAGATCATCAATTATAATAACTTTATCAATAGAAGAACTTAAATTTTCTATACCAACAATTCTACTATTAATAATTTTTCCAGTTGTAAAATCTCTGTCTTTAATAAAAAGACAATATTTTTCACTGTCTATATATTTTTTATATCTTTTATATGCTGTTGCATCAGGAAAAACATATAATACATTTTTATCATTTTTAAATCTTTTAATTAAATTAGGTATTACAGATTTAATTTTTATATTGTTTATTAATGCTGATGATACGTCAGAATGAGGATCATAAACAATTACTCTATTAAAATCTAAAGAATTAATAAATTCACAAAAATATTTTAATGTAAAACAAATATTTTGTTCAACTCTATCCATTCTTGAATATGGAATATATTTTAATATTAAATTTACTCTTTTATTTTTTGATTGAAAATCAATATGTTTTTTTAATAAAAATAGATTAAAAATATCTGCATTACTTTCAAATTTCATTTCAATATTAATTGTTTCAAATTTTGTAGTATCAATATCAATTAATACTTCTTTATTGGGTAATTCATTTATAAAAATCTTTTTACCGTTTATTAATAACATTTTTTCTCCTTTTTTTATATCATTTATAATAAATAATATAAAAATATTTAAATATAAATAATAATAATAAGGAGTATAAAAGAATGACAAATATTTTAAAAAAAATAGATTTATTTCTAAATGAAGGGTCTTATAAAGATAAAGAAGAATATATTAATTCTGAATGAAATAAAAAAGATTCAACTAGAAAAATATATGATATCGAAAATAAAATTAAAGATCAAGATTTTTTAAAACAAATTTTATTATATGATGAATCTTCTTCAGTACAAAGTTCTGTGGTACAGTATATTAAGGATAATAAATTTTTATTAAAATATCTATATGATAATATTAAAGATGATTCAAAAGAATTTGTTTTTTTACGAATATTAGATAAAACAAATGATGATAAAGCAGCTCTTTTCCTTTTTCAGAATGCAACAAATTTTAAAACAAAAAAATCAGCATTATCATCTATTAAAGATGATAATATTTTAATTAAATTAGCATTAAAAGAAAAAAATGAAAGTATAAGAAAAGATATTATTTATACATTATATTATAGAGAAACTTTAAAAGCTGAAGACTGACTTAAAATAATAAAAAATGAAAAAAATGATATATTAAGAAAAGAAATTATGTTATTATCTAATATTCCTGAAGTATATATTTATGTGGCTTTAAATGATAAAAATGATGATATTAGATATGAAGCAATTAGACATTTAAGAGCTGAAAAACATGAAGATATATTAAAACAAATACTTAAATCAGAAAAAAATAAAAACATAATAAATTTAATTAATAATAAATTATAACTTTTACATTTCTTTTACAAAACTTTTTGTATTTTTTTATAAATAATAAAAAAACTATTTACAAATATAAAAAAATAGTTTATAAAAAATATAAATAATAATAAAAAAACTATTTACAAATTGCAAGAATTTTTATATAAATAATAATAAACAAAAAATAAAGTTTGGAAGGACAGGGAAATTGCAAGCCTTGATTGCTCTACCTCAGTTAAATAAAAAATTGAGCAATCTAACTTCCATTTTAATTTAACTGAGGTAAAAAATTTAAATGAAAAAAAATACAATCCACTACCAAATAAACAAATCAGTAATAAACATCAATCTTGAAGAAATCAAAAACCTTCCTTTAGAAGAACGCAAAGAAACCTCACAAAGAGTTTGAACTCATTTAAATCAATTATATAAACTGCCTACAAAAAAACATTTTAAAACTTTATTAAACTATTTTGAAATTAATGATTGGTTTTCATTACCTGAGACTATGAAATATGATTTTATTAATCTATTACAGTTTATTAATAAATCATATATGAAACATAATATTCAAGCTAATGCTCACACAGTTGCGCTCTCTCAAGATTATATTATTTCTGTATTAGGAACAAAATGAAGATCAAAAACAAAACCAAGATATTCTCATCTTAATAAATGATTTAATAAAATGTTCATTAAAACTTATACAGGTAATTCATTCACAAATCATTGTGATGGTTATAGATTTACAACAGAATTTAATAAAATAAATAAATCTATTAAATATTCATGGTTTTCTTTTAATGATGTAAAAAAACATTTTAATGATTGATCTTTTAAACATCAAGAAAAGATTAAAGCATTTCAAAAGAAAATAGCAGAATGTAAGGAATTTATAAATAAAGATTTTCTTGAAGAAAAAAATTATATTTATACAGCAAAACCAGAAATACCATTTGTAAATCTCGTTAATGCACTCTATTATATTGATACACATTATAAAAATAATATAAAACGAGAATATTATGAAGATACAATTTTAGATATATATTATTCAAATGAAATAAATTACAGTTCTCAAAAATGATCTAGAGGTACAGCAATTTCTAATAATCTGCCAAAAGACATTAGAAACTGTTTTTTAAATAATTATATAGAATATGATCTAAATTCTATTGCAATAAATTCTATTTATGCCCTTGCAGAAATAATATCAAGAGCCAAAATTAAATTTGAATTTGATAAATTTAGAAATGGTAAAAAGATTAAATTTAAACATATAGAAGCTTATATTAAATATAAAGATCAAATAAGAGAAAAAATAGATCTTGAACTAGGATATCCTGGAATAACAAAGCTTGCTGTAAATAATATAACAATGGGTTGCTCTTTTAATAGATATTCTAAATTTTTTATTCAATATATAGAATCTTCTGAAACCAAAATAGATAAAAAAGATCTTATTACTAAAACTCTAAATCATGATTTTTTCATAAATCTAAAAAAAGAAATGACTAGAGCTCTTGATCTAATAGCTGATTTCTTAGATTTTAAAAACACAGGACTAAAGAAATCAGAATATTCTACATTCATATATCAGAGACTAGAATCACATATTATGTTTAATTTTGCAAAATATTTATCTTCAAAAAATTTATCTCATCTTGTTCTTCATGATGGAATTTATATTAAAGGTTATCATAAATATCATGATGTACAAAGTTTTATTGATTTTGAACTAAAACATTTAGTTTCACAATATTTTATAGACTTATTTAAATCTTATAATAAATTTCAAAATCAGAAATCTGATTATACTGAAAAATTAAGAAAACTAGATTCATCAGAAATAGAATATGAATTTCATAATAATAGAAAAAGATATCTAAAACATATTGATGTTTCTAAACAAATAATAGAATCTGTTATTAATAAAAATATAATAACATTTTCTAATGCTAAGGTTTCTTTTAAATTTAGATCTTGAAACCAAGGTTCTTTTAATAAAATCATTAATGTTATTAAAAACTTTAAAAGAACCTTGTCTTTAAAAGAAAACCTAAGGTTTTCTAATCCATATTATATTTTATATATTAATAGTATAAAACTTTTTAATATAGAGAGAGAACTACTTGTTAAAAAGAAACCAAAATATATAATTTATGATACTGATCCTCCGGCTTTAGCCTATTATTTTGGCATTTAATTCCCAATCTAATATAAAATTTATTTACAAATATTAAGAATTTTATTAATTTAAAATTTTAATGGAATACTATTATCTTTAATTTTAAAAAGGAGCTTTATAATGGAATATGATGAAAAAGTAATTGAGAACTTAGAAAAATCAGCACAATTAAGGTATGATATTAATGAAGACTATACTAAAAAAATGAATAGTCTTAAAAAACAATTTGAAGAAGTTTTTGGAATCGATAAAAAATATTTCAAATTGTTTAAAGATATTAAATATTATAGAGGTGGCTATCCTAGTGAAACATCTCCATCAAAAATAGATTCAATGATTGAACCTATTGCTGAATTACTAAGTTTATCAGAGTTTGTTAATGATCTTGAACTAAAAAATAAATTTAAAGAATATGGAATTTCTATTTCATTCGATTCTAACATAGAATTAAAATATTCTCATGATCATATGAAAAGAGATGATATGATTCATTTATTTAATATTTTATTAAATGATGCATTAGAAACACAGGGAATGATTTGTTGTAAATCAGATGAAATAAAAATAACAAATTATGAAGAGTTTAATAAAATATCAGAAGTAGAAATAGATAAATCTATTTACAAAACTATAGTTAATAGTTACTATAGAAAAATTAAAGAACTTGAAAATGAAAAAATCAGAGAAAAAATTAAAAAATCAAAGGAATCACTTGAGTTTGCTGAGTCTGTAATTATTTAATATTATAATATAAAGGAGATAAGAATATGAATTTTTTAGAATATTTGAATGAAAAGGGTGGTTCTTCCTTCTTAGTTTTTTATAATAATGTATCAGTATATTATAATTCATATTCTAATCATAGTTTTAAATCAAGATTAAATAGATCTGGGCTAAAGAAATCAGAATTTATTGAAAAGATTAAAAAATTAATAGATGTTAGTTCTTCATATCCTGAAGGTTTGTATGGAATTAATTTTAATGATTTCGGGTTGATATGTAAAATCAAACATAATGAAATTTTTATAATAACTATTTTATCAAAAGGTATGAAAATAACTAATACTGATTTTAATATAATGATAAATGAGTGGATAAAAGAAACTTTTAAAATTGATGTTGAAATGGAAGATAATATATTTAAAAGAATAAAATTAACAGAGAATGAAGATGTTTATTTAGAAAAAGAAAATAATGTTTTAGAAATATATAGTGATATATTTATCATAGAGGTATAAAGTAACCTACCACGGGGCAAGCCCCGTGGCTTTTGAAAGAGAGCCACAAGGTTACCAGACCACTAACAGGATGTAAGGTTGTTAGTAAACGATAGGAAAGAAATTAGGAACGAAAGTGTGTCGCACCAGCACTTTCCTCTTCGGATGCAGATTAAACATCGCTGTGTGGTAGGCGAAGTGTCTGTATCGTCAAACCTTTCCATATCTGGTCGAGGTGAGGTCGGATTTCAAAGCAACTCCGAAGCTTTGAATACGCATTACCCTGTTTACAGGAGGATTTAACTGATGGAAGTTTATGTATTAAACAAAGAAGGACAACCGTTGATGCCGACAAGACCTGTAATTGCAAGGTTATTACTGAAAGAAGGCAAAGCAAAGTGCATTAGAAGAACTCCGTTTACTATTAAGCTTCTTGTAGATACCACTGAGTATAAACAAGAAGTCGTTGCTGGTATGGATACAGGCAGCAAGACGATTGGTTGTGCTGCCATTGCAAATGGTAAAGTAGTTTATCAATCAGAAGTTCAAATCCGTCAGGATGTTTTAAAGAAGATGGAACAAAGAAGAATGTATCGTAGAAACAGGCGAAGCAGAAAAACACGATACAGAAAAGCCCGTTGGCAAAACAGAGCTTCTATGCGAAAAGAAGGTAGGCTTGCTCCAAGCATTAAATCAAAAGTTAATTCCCATTTGAGGGAAAAGAAGTTTGTTGAATCTATATTACCTGTGTCCCGCTGGAAAGTTGAGATAGCAAGTTTTGATATCCATAAGATATCCAATCCTGATGTTAAAAGATGGGATTACCAGAAAGGCAATCAAAAAGGATTCTATAATGTAAAAGCCTATGTTTTGCATCGTGATGGATATCAATGCCAGAAATGCAAAACCAGGAAAGGTAAGTTGCACGTTCATCATGTTGTATTTAGGAGCAATGGAGGAACAGATTCTCCAGAAAATTTGATTGTTCTTTGTTCAGATTGCCATGATAAATTGCACAATGGTGAGTTTGAAATCAAAGGCATAAGAAGTAAAACGAAACATGCTACTGAGGTCGGTATTGTAAAATCTCAATTGGAAAAGCAGTTTGGTGATTTTGAAGAAACATTTGGTTACCAAACCAAGTTTAAAAGGGAACAAATACTAAAATTACCGAAGACGCACTATAACGATGCTGTAGCAATATGCTGTGAAGAAGGGGAAATTATTGATATATCTTCGACTGTTTATTTTAAAAAACATGTTTCCAAGGGAGATTATCGACAAACGCAAGGCATTCGTTCCGAGAAAAGAATACCAACAGGCAAACTGTTTGGGTTGAGAAAGTTTGATTATATCCAAACACCGAAGGTTACTGGCTTTATCAAGGGCAAAAGAAGTACAGGATTTTTTGCCATATCTGATTTAGAAGGTAAGGTAATCAATCCGTCAGTAAATGTAAAGAAAAACTGTACGAGGTTAACTGCAAGAACAACAACTTTAATTGAAAGGAGGGGCACATTCCTCCACGTGGCAAGCCCCGTGGAGGAATGTGCCTAATTTTTATGACAGACAAAATAATAACCATGGACGATATAAATCATGTCTTGGTAAGACCTGGGATGTATATTGGTTCTATAAAATTCAATAATAAAGAAGGCTTTATTTATTGAGATAATAAAATATTAAAAAAGAAATTTAAATATGTTCCGGGTTTTATTACAATATTTAAAGAAATAGTTTCAAATTCTATAGATGAGTTTATTAAAACAAAAGGAAAATATTCTGATAAAATAAAAATAAAAATTGATAAAGATTTAATTATTGTTGAGGATAATGGAAGAGGTATTTCATCTGATATCATTCCAGAATTAAATATACCAAGTTCTGTTGCAGTTTTTACTAATTTGAAAACAGGAAGTAATTTTTCAGATAATTCAAATTCTATTGGGCAAAATGGAGTAGGTGCTTCTATAACAAACATTTTTTCTAAAATATTTAATGTAGAAACAGGAAACGGAGAATATAAAACTCAATTATTTTGTAAAAATAATTTATCAGAATATGATTATAAAATAAATAAAAATTCAAAACAGTATACTAAAATAGAGTATTTACCAGATTATAAGAGATTTGGTCTAAAAGAATTAGATGAAACACATTTTAATTTATTATTAAAATGTGTTATGGATTATGCTATCTGTTTTCCAGATATTAAATTTATTTTTAATGGTAAAACAGTAGATAGTAATTTTAAAAAATACTGTGAATATTATTCTGATGATAATATAATTTCTTCTAATGAAAATGTAGATATATGTATTTTTTCTGGAGATTATGAACCAGTTTCATTTGTTAATGGAATAAATACAATAAGAGGTGGGAATCATGTTGACTTTATAATAAATAAGTTAACATATTCATTAAAAGAATTAATAGTTAAAAAATATAAAGATATTAAACCCTCAGATATTAAAAATAAATTAAATTTTATTATTAATTACAGAAATTTTAAAGCTCCTCGATTTGATTCTCAAACAAAAGAATATTTAATAAATGTAAATAAAGAATTTTCACATTTATTAGATGATATAGATTTTGATAAACTAGCACATAAAATATATAAAAATGAATCAATTATGTTTCCTATTTTAGAAACATATAAGATTAAAGAAGAATTAAAAAAAAGAGAAAAAATAAAAAATACAGAAAAAAAAATAAAAAAGAAAAATATTCTTAAACTTATAGAAGCAAATGAACGAGATAGATCAAAATGTGTTTTATATATAACAGAAGGAGAATCGGCATTATCTCGATTTATAGAAGTAAGAGAAAAACATCAAGCTGGTTATCCATTAAGAGGCAAGGTTATTTCTCCACAAGACACACCTCTTGATAAATTAATAAAAAATCAAGAAATTTCTGATATATTATCAACCACAGGGTTATCTTTAACAGATTCTAATATAGAAAATTTAAGATATTGTAAAATTGTAATAATGACTGACCAGGACCCAGATGGTGGAGCGATAATGGCAACCCTTGTAAATTTTTTTTATACATTTTGGCCTGATTTAATCAAGCAAAATAAATTATTTTGAGCAATATCCCCTTTAATTATTGCAAATGATTTATCAAATAATAAAAAATTAGAATTTTATTCATTAACAGAATATCATAATTATGAGAATTATGATAAATTAAAAATCATCGAGCATAATAAAGGTTTAGGTTCGTTAAGTTTAGAACAATATAAAAAAATGTTAGATACTCTTGTTTCTATTTCAGAGGATGAATATGCAAGAGAGAAATTAGATTTAGCTTTTAGTTCAAAAACTATACAACAAAGAAAAGAATGGTTATTAGGAAAATAGGAATTAATTTATGAATAAAACTATTTCTGATGTAATTGAAAATGAATACAAATCATTTTCAAAATACGTAATTTCAAGTCGAGCTATACCATCATATATAGATGGATTTAAAAATGTTAATAGAAAATTATTTACTCTAGTTAAAAACAAAAAATCATTTGAGAAGGTTGCTTCAATATCTGGTGAAATTATAACACTAATGAATTATAATCATGGTGATGTTTCAGCAGCTTCAGCTTTGACTAAAATGGCACAAGATTTTTGTGGTTCAAATAATTTACCATTATTTGAACAAAAAGGCACCTTTGGCAATAGATTTATAAAGGAAGCTTCAGCTCCAAGATATATTTATGTTAAAAAATCAAAAATTATAGATTATGTTTTTAAAGATTTTGATTTATGTCCAGAAAATGTTGATCCTGAATATCCAGAACCCTTATATTATTTACCAATAATACCTAATATACTAGTTAATGGAGCAAAGGGTATCGCTGTAGGTTTTGCTGTTGATATACCAAATCACGACACAAATGAAATAATAGAATATATTTTAAATAAACTTGAAAATAAAAAAACTAATAAAATTTTACCTTTTTATAAAGGATATTCAGTACCTACTGTTGAAGAAGAAGATAATTTTATTCAATATGGAAAATATATTAAAATATCTGATAAAGAAATACATATAACAGAAGTACCTGTTTCTTATGATCGAGAAAAATATTTAAAAATTCTTCAGTCATTAGAAGATAATAATGATATTAATGAATATATAGATAATTCAAAAACAAACTGGGATATTACTGTAAAATTAGATAAAAAATCTAAAGTTTGGGAAGATCCTATTTCTTATCTTAAATTAAAAACAAACATAAATTATAATATTACAACGCTTGATGAAAATAATCAGCTCTATATATTTAAAGATATCTATGAATTATTAGACAGATTTATTTCTTTTAGGTTAAATATTTTTGAACAGAGAAGATTAAAAAGAATAAATGATTTAAATGAAAAAATAAAGTTTAATTTTGAAAAAATAAAGTTTATTATAGATGCAATGTCATATAATTTTAAAGAAAAAAATAAAAAACAAGTTTATGATGATTTTAATAAAAAATATAAAAATGAATATTTAGATAAATTTTTAACAATACAAATAACACAACTTAACACTGAATCTATTATAGAATTAAAGAAAAAAATAAAAGAATTTATAGAAGAGAAAAAATATTATGAGGAAATAACTGCAAAAGAACTCTATAAAATAGATTTAATAGATCTTAAAAATAACATCTAAGTCACCAAATAACACACTAGAGACACTCTATTAATAAATCAATAATACTATAATTTATATCAATAGAGTGTCTTAATTTTTACATTTCTTTCATTATTTTATTAAAAAAACATATTTACAAATAGATAAAATTAAAATATATTAAAATATTTAAAATTAAAGGAGATAAAATATGAAAGATTATGTGTATTTATGTAAGTCTAAAAAAGATAAAAGAAAATTTAATTTTATTTCAAATATATTAGCGGCAATATTAATTACTATTATTGGATATTTAAACATTGTAATGTTATTTTGTCTATAGGAGAAAAAGAATGAATGAAAAAGAGAGTATAAATTATTTAAAAAAACTTGATAATGATTATTATAATACAGGAACATCAGAGTTATCTGATGTTGAATATGATGAATTAAAAGAAAAAACTAGATCTCAATATCCGAGAAATAAATATTTTAAAGAAGTTGGAGCAAAAATTAAAAAAAATAAAGTTCAACTTCCATATGTTCTTGGGTCTCTTAAAAAATATAAACCAGAAAATATTATTGAATGGATTGAAAAATATCCAGATAATACAAATATACTTATATCTGAAAAATTGGATGGCTTATCAGTTTATTCAAAATTTAAAGATGGCAAATTGATTAAAGCCATTACAAGAGGCAATGGAGAAGTAGGTCAGGATATAACACATAAATTTAAAGATTATTGTTGTGGTGACTTTACAGGTGAATTAAGAGGAGAAATATTAACTCTTAATGATGATTATAAAATACATGGATATAAAACACGAAGACATTTTGCTTCAGCAATTATTGCTGATGAATATTCAACGTTTGATCATCTGCTACATGTAAAACAGTATGAATGGATAGATTCACCTTTAAAATCTCAATATGAATCTCTAGAATTGCTTTCTTCTTATGGCTTTAATACACCTTTATTTTTAATTTATTATGTATATGTTTTAAAAGAAGATTTACAATATTTAAATTATATTATTAAAAATTCAAAAGAAACAAAAGATTATGATATTGATGGCCTTGTTCTTTCAGTAGATGATAAAGAAAGAGAAAATGTAAAATATCCTAAACATAAAATTTCTTATAAAGTAAATGATGAAAAGGGAATTAAAACCACTTTAAAAAATATTAAATGGGAAACAACAAGAACAGGAAATGTTGTTCCTGTTGCTGAAATAGAGCCAGTTATTGTAGATGGAGTTGAAATTTCAAATGTTACACTCTATAATTATAAATATGTTTTAGATAATTCTATATATCCTGGGTGTAATGTTTGGGTAATAAGATCAAATGATGTTATACCAAAAATAATTAGAATTAAATCCGATGAAGAAAATTTTTATAGTCATTATATTTTCCCTGGTAAATGTCAATCTTGTGGTAATAATTTAAAAACTAAAGGAGTTCATCTCTATTGTGATAATAAAAATTGTTCAGCTCAAACTTTTGGTCAATTATCTAATTTTATTAGACATTTAGAAGTAGAAAACATTTCTGAACAAACTCTTATTAATCTTAATATTTCCACAATAGAAGAATTAATTACTATTACAAAAAATGATATTATTTCAAAAGAAGGATTTGGAGAAAAATCAGCTGAAATAATTATTAATGAAATTTATTCTAAAATTCTTACTGAAGTTGAAGATTATAAATTATTAGCTTCTTTTGGTATATCAAATCTTTCACAAGAAACTGCTAAAAAAATATGCAATAAATTAGATAATTTTGAAGATATATTTAAAATGAAAGAAAATTTTTATTTAAGTATAGATGGTATTGGAAATAAATTATCAAAGGTTTTTTCTAATGAAATACCAAATTATATAGAAACATATTATTTTTTAAAAAACAATGGTTTATCAATAAAAAATAAAGAAATAATTTCTAATAATATTTTAATTAATAATAAAATATTTACATTAACTGGCAAATGTGAAAAAATGGGTAGAAAAGAACTAGAAAAAAATATATCTGATTTAGGGGGTATTGTTAAAGGTATAAGTAAAAATACTAATTTTCTTGTAACTGATGATCTTAATTCTTCATCAAGTAAAATGAAAAAAGCAAAATCTTTAAACATAGATATTATTGAATATGAAGAATTATTTAAAATGATAGAAGAAATATAGTAACTTAAATTAATATAATATTTTAAAGGGAAAATATGAGAATAATAATTAAAAATATAGAAGTATCAAATTTTTTATCATTTGGAAAAAAACCTCAACATATATCATTTTCTAATAATCTTTATCTTATAACAGGTGAAAATAAATCCACAAAAAGAAAAAATTTTATTGGAAAAACAAATCTTCTAGAGAGTATAGTATGAGGTCTGTATGGTAAAACAATAAAAAACATTAAAAAAGCTGATATAATAAATTGGAAGAATAGAAAAAAATGTTTAGTGAAAATAGATTTTTCTATTGGTAATAAGAATTATAAAATTATTAGAGGTATAAAACCCGATATTTTTGAAATTTATTTAAATGAAGAATTAATAGATCAATTATCATCTAATACAGATATGCAAAATTTTTTAGAAGATAAAATTTTACAATTAGATTATAAGACATTTGTTGGTTTAATATATTCTAATCCTAATAATACACCAAGCATATTTGATATGCCAAAACCCCAAAAAAGAAAAATTCTCGAAAATTTATTTTCTCTTGATTCATATTCAGAATTAAATAAAAAAGCAACTGCTAAAATTAATGAATTAAAAGAAATTAATATTAAATTAAATTCACAAATAGAATCAGATTTAAAATATATAAATGAATTAAAACAAAATAATAGTTCTTTACAATCAGATATAGATAATATAGATATATCAACAGATAAATTAACATTATTAAAAAAACAGAGTGAAAATATAGATAATGAAAAATATTCAAATGATTATATATCTAAGATTAAAGAAGAAACAGAAAAATTTAAATCTATTGTACAGAAGATAGAATCATCAATTAAAAATGTAAATATAAAAAATAAAAATAATAATTTTTATGATGATAACTTAGGTGAAGAATTAAAAAAATATTCACAATATGATATAGATGAAAATCTTATTAATAGATTTTCAAATAAACTTATTGAAATTAAAACAAAAATAAAGAATTTTGAAAAATATTCACTATATAATATAAATGAAATCGATAATGATATTATAGATCAATCTGAAGAATTAAAACATATTAGTTTTGATAGTAATGAATTAAAAGAAATTGAAAAACAAATAATAGAAACAAAATTAATTTTTACACAAAAAATCGAAGAATTAGATAAAATAAAAGAATCTTTTAAATATAAAGATAATATAAATTGCCCAGTATGTGGATCAACTTTTTCAGATGAAAAATATATTGAAAATCATCTTAAAAATGAAGAAAATAGATTAACAGAAGAAAAAAATGACTTATTTTTAAAACTTAAAGAATCAAAAAATAAAAGAGATCTGTTAATAGAATCAAGAAACAAAAGAGAAGAAATCACTAAAAACTTAGATGATTTACATAAAACAAAAAATAATGTAATAACATATCAAAGATATTTTAATACATTAAATAAACTATCAAATTATTATGATAACGAAAAAAATAAAAAAATAGAAGCAGAAAAATATAATGATGTTAATAGTAAAATAAAAGAGCAAAATAATTATCTGAGATATATTAAAGCTATAGAGAAATTAGAAAAATCTAGAATATATTTTGTTTCTAAATTAAATGAATGTAAATCTGAATTATTAAATATAGTTGAATGGAAAAAGTCTCTAGATATTTTTGATAAAATTAAAGAAGAAGAAAATAGCATTAAAAATAAAAAATCAGAAATATCAAGAATAAAAAAATATATTAAGGATAATAATGATAAAATAATAAAATTTAATAAAGAAATTGAATCGTCACAGAAATCTTTAGATATTAATATTTCTGATATAAATTATTTCTTATTAATAAAAAAATTATGTGGTGATGATCAAATTAAACAATATGCTATATCTAATATAGTACCTATTATAAATCAAAAAGTTAATCAATATTTATCCGACTGTGGAATGAATTATTATGTTGTATTAGATGGTTGGTTGGATGCTGAGATAAAAGGCCCGGGTATTTCTAGTTGCAGTGTTGGTAATTTATCAGGTGCAGAAAAAAAATCTCTTGATTTAGCAATTCAAATGGCGTTATATGATATTTTAAAATTAAAAGCAAAAAATATACCTGATATTTTAATACTTGATGAGGTTTTAGATTCAAGTGTTGATTCAGAAGGAGTACAGAAATTAATGAATATTATATCTTTAAAACAAAAAAATGATAATCTTAAAGTTTTTTTGATATCTCATAGAAAAGAAATTTCAGACATAGGTATAGAAAAAATCATTTATATTATTAAAGAAGCAGGTTATAGTAAAATAAATGAAAAATAAGTATTTACAATTTTATAAAATTTATTTATAATTTATTATTAAAAGGAGATTAACAAAATGAAAAAATATGAAGTAATTAAAGATATGACTATAGGAGACTTTTTATCTAATGGACCAACATTAGATATCTGTTACAAATATTTAGAATTTTTAAAAGAATTAAATTGTGATATTTTAAATAGAAAATCTAAAGCAGTATGGTCTAGTATGTTTTATATTAAAGATATACAAGTATATTTAGAAAATAATGAAGAGCTACTAACATGGTTAGTAGATACAGGATATATAAGAATTATTGATGAATTTGAGCCCTTTATTATTAATATTAAAAATAATGAAGATTTTACAAAATTATTAAGAATTTGTAAAATGAGTATTAAAAGTAGAAATTCGTCTTTAGAATTTTTAAAAGAATTTGAATCTGTAGAACTTAAATAAGGAGAATTAAATGTCTACTTTACTATTAGAAAACTTAAAACCAGACGATTGGGTTACTTGCACAAATAAAAAAGGTTCTATAGAGATTAGGCAAGTAGGGACGGATTTTATGAGTTACTGTAAACAAAATTCTTATAAACTAGTCAATAGTGTATTAACACAAAAAATGATAGATAAATATGACTATCAATATTTAAGCATAAAACCTGAAGCCATGCAAAAAAATACTGTTATCCATTGTCCTGAAAAATGGATGGCTGAAGCGTTATGCTGGTTTATGGATAAGCTTGGGAAAATATGGTGCAACGGTGAGTCTTGTTTAACTAATAACCGATGGAATTACTATCAAGAGAAAACTTGTTATGGGTTATTTGATTGTACTTATTCTAAAATTTCTTTTTATATAGAAAATAATTATAAAATAATCCCCTTTTGGAATGCGGTATACGGGGAAGATAGTACTAATAACAAGAAAGAAGATGGAATGTGTGAAGAAAAAAAGTATGAATGGAACACAAACTATAATTATATAAGTGTAAATAGTGTGTTAAATGCCATACCAGAATGTATAGCCAAAGAAGATTTTAAGGTTTGGTGTTTTGAACATGATTACAGTGCGTTTTCTACTATTTATTTTAAAAGTGATAATGGTGACATTCTACTAAAGGAGCTACACAAACCAAACCGCAAAGCATGGTTAAATTTTGCAATCAGGCAAGGGTATGTTAAAGAATTTAAACCTAAACCTACTTTTAGAGTGGGTGATGTTATAGAAATCACAGAACGAGTGGTGGGTGTAGAAAGCAGATATATTATAAATACCTGTAAAAAAGATGCTGTGTGCTTAAACAGTATAAAAGGTGCTAGGTGGGTAGATATGTTCTCAGTTGAAGATACCAGAAGCATAAAATACGAAGAGATATACAACAAAATACGTAAAAATTTTAAGAAAGTAGGTCATGGAGTAAAAGACCTACTGTAGAGGAGTTTTTATATAGTCAGTTAAGAAAAGGTCTTAAATTACTACTTAAAGACAATAAAGAGAACTTGTCGTCTTTAAAGGAAGATGAAATTCTTACATTAAAAATTTTAAATTAAACTTTAAAGCCCGTTTCAGAGGGTATAATTAATATACATCACACCACAACAAACATAAAACTTTACATACAAATCTCTATCACGGCCATAATAAAAAGGATGACAAAATGAGTTATAGATCAAGGCTCGGTAAAATCGCTAAAACAGAAAAAGAAAAATACAAAGGAAAAAGTTACGAAGAGGTTGCAGCCATGATGGGTGAAGACTTTGTGTGTTATCGTCCTAATGCTCATACTGAACTCTTTGAACTTGGAAAGTATTTTGAGTTTACAAAAGGAAAAATAAACTTTTACGATTTTGATATAGAAGAGGAAGAAGACTGCGAATTTTATATCATGTCAAAAGAAGACTTGAAAGAACTCATCTATGACTATCACGAACTTATTTATAATATGTATGAAAGACTTGCAAAAGGTAAAGATGATGTCCAGACATTTATAAATGGCAAAGCAATAGAATGGTGTGGTAAATTTTCAATTCCTTATTATCTGGACGAAGAAACTACAGACGGAGAGATTGTAAAATCATGGAAATATGAATACTCCATATTTAATCTGGTTTACATTTACCGGACTTTTGACTGGGAAAATGACTATCTTATTTATAGTGCATGGTAATATGAAGAAAGGGATAAAATGGATAAGATAAAAGTAGGGTTATTAGGAATACAACGATACAAAACTAAAAAGCAAAGAGAATAAATTTATGATTGTTTAAAAGGAGAAATTTTAATGATAAAATATTTTTGTGATGGGTGTGGCGATGAAGTTAAATCTAGAGAGTTAAATACCTTTTCTTGGTTATGTCATTTAACTAAAATAACTAAAGGAAATTATTCTTATCATGTTGATAGAAAATTAAATCCTATATCAGGAAGGTCAGATTCAGTAGAGTTATGTAATAAATGTTATAATGAAGTAGTAATAGAATCTGTGAATAAATTATTTGAATTATTTCCGGGATTAAAAGATAAATTTTAAAAAGAAGGTGATATTATAATGTTTTATAAAAAAACGTATTTATATGATGAAGCTAGTTTTTTTGATTCATCTAGTAGATTAGAGTTTAATAATATTTCAGGAGAATTTAAAAAATTAAATTTTATACAATATTTATTTAAAAATGTTGGTAAAAAAATAACTAAAGAAGAATTTTTTAAAAATGTTCCCTATTGTGAATGTTTAAAATCCGGAAAACAAGATTTAATAGAAAGGCCTATTGATATTATTGAATTTTTTAAAAAACATTTTAAAGATATTTATATAAGACAGGATAAATTTCATAATTTTTTTATTATATCTAAAAACGGAAAAAGTTTTCACTTTTTTTGTAGAAAATATAGAGATTATGCCTGCGTTAATTGCGAAACATGTTTAAGTGAAAAACATCTATTATTAGAAAAATTAAAAAAAGAAGCTATAAAGTTAGAATATAAAATTAAAAAAGAGGATATACTTAATAAGGTATGTGGAAAAATATAAAGTAGTATATGAAAATAATAAATAAAATTAAAATGGAGAAATAATTGAAATTATTTGAACTCAAAGAAAAAATTGATGAATTAATAGATCAAGGTTTTGGAAATCATACTGTAATTCAATCTGCTGATGAAGAAGGAAATAGTTTTGGAGAACTATTAGATTTAGAAGTTGATATGTTATGGGATGGTGATGATATTTATGTATCAAGATTATCAAAAGAAAAATTAAAACAAGGTTATACAAAAGAAGATATAGGAACGTTTGATATGGAACATGTAATAATCTTTTGGCCTACTATTTAAAATAAAAAGGAGAAATAATGGGTTTAGAATCATTACAGAAAAAAATTCAAAAAGCGGTAAAAGGTAGTCATGTCAGTATTCTTTCAGAATCTGATATCGCAAAACAAGAAAATTGAATTAGTACACCAGCATATGATTTAAATAGAATACTTTCAGGTGATTTATTTAAAGGTTTACCAGAAAAATCTTTAACTTATTTGGTAGGACCTGAAGCAAGTTTTAAATCTTCATTTTCAGCTCTTTGTGCAGCAAATTCACAAAAAGAAGGATATACACCTATCGTAATAGATACAGAAGGAGCATGAACCTCAGATTTTGTTAAAAGATGAGGTCTTGATCCGGATAATATACTTTATATTTATGAGCCCTTTGTTGATGCTGTATGTGCTATATTAGGACAAATAATCGATGATGCCGATTCAAAAAAATATTGTATCATTATTGATTCAATAGGAGGATTGGAAGTACAAAAGTTAGTTGATGATTCTGTTAAAGGGGATGTAAAAGCTGATCAGGGAACTCTCCAAAAGCGTACGAAAAGGCTTCTGAAGCTTTTGCTATTTATTATTAAGAAAAAAAATAGTATTGGTATTTATACAGGACATCAATACGGAGACCCTAATTCTGGTATGTATTCTGATGGACTACAAATAGGTGGTGGTAAATTTGCTTCTCTTGCTCCAGATATAATTCTTCAACTCAAAAAATCAAAAAAGTTCGGTGAAGAAAAATCTATAATAGGAACTGTAATTAAAGCTATGTCATTAAAAAATAGATTTTATCCGCCTTTTAATAAATGTGAAGTTGATATTGATTATATAAATGGTATTAATAAACTTCATGGTATGGTTGATCTTGCATCTGAATTTAATCTTATAGAAAAGGGTGGCGCGGGTTGGTATACAAATAAAGAAACTAATGAAAAAATTCAAGGATCAAATAAAGTTGAATCTTGAATAGATAATAACATGTTAAATATTATCAATGAAAAAATAAAGATTAATGGTTACAATACAATTGATGAAGAAGCCGCAGAAGTATTTAAAGATATATCTGAAGGAACAATATAATGAACATTGATAGGGATAAAATAATAGATTATCTATCTAGAAAATATCCTATATATGATTTAATAAAATTTGATGAATTTAGTCTATCTCAAAAGTTAAAAGAAAATCCTTATCTTGTGATGAAATATCAAGATTTATATTTAAAAGAAAAACAAAAACTTGATATTCTTCAAGAAAAATATGAAGAAGTTTGTGGAACAAAATATCATTTTTATAGATTTGAAAATGATGAAGAACTAACAAAAACAGAAATAGAAAAGTATTATTTACCTAATGATTCAGATGTAAAAAAACATAAAAAACTATTACAAATACAAAGAATAAAAGTTGAGTTTTTTAAACTTTGTGCAACTTCTTTAGATAGACAATATTGAAGTATTAAATCATTTATAGATTCTGAAAAATTATAGTTTACATTTTAAAATTTATAATTATTTTTTATTAAAAATTAAAAACTTTAACATAGGAGAAAAAATGACATTTTTTAATTTTATTGATAGATTTGATTCACAAGAAGAAAAATATTACTATGATGAAAGTTCTGAGTCACTAATACTTGATGTACCGGGTTTTTTTAAAGATGAAATTTCAATTGATTTAGAAGATGAAATTTATCTTAAAATAAAATGTAAATCAGATAGAAAAACAAAAGATTTTACTTTTATTGTAAGAAAGAATATTGATAATGTTAAACTTATTAATGGTCAATTGGTTATTAAATTTAAGGATAATAAAAAACAAATTAATATAATGTAATAGATTTTAAAAGGATTCTATATAGAATCCTTTAATTTTAATAAAGGAGATATAATGGATAAAAAAACTGTATTGCTTACCGGTGGGGCTGGATTTATAGGCCATCATACAATTGAACATATTTTAAAAATTACAGATTGAAATATAATTGTTCTTGATAGACTATCTTATGCTGGTAATTTAAATAGAATTATTGATATTGATTGTTTTGATGAAAATAAAGAACGAGTTAAATTTTACTATCATGATTTTAAATCAAAATTTGATGAAAATAAATGTAAACAATTAAAAAATCTTTTTGGGTCTCTTGATTATATAGTTCATATGGGTGCTAATTCTCATGTTGATAAATCTATTGAAAATCCTTATCCTTTTGTATATGATAATATATTAGGCACAGTTAATGTTCTTGAACTTGCTAGGAATATTAATATAGAGAAAATGATTTATGTTTCAACCGATGAAATATATGGGCCTGTAGAAGGTGATTTTCTTCATAAGGAAAATGAACCACAAAAACCTGGAAATCCTTATTCTGCTTCAAAAGCCGCTGGAGAAAATTTTTGTCTAGCATATCATAATACATATAATGTCCCAGTTATGATAACAAGAACAATGAATAATTTTGGAGAAAGACAAGATTCAGAAAAATTCCTACCTAAAGTAGTAAATTCTATAAAAAATAATGAATTATTAACTATACATTGTAAAAAAGATTCTGAAGGTGTTGTTGTTGATATATCATCAAGATGTTGGTTACATGCAAGAAATCATGCTGATGCTATCGTTTTTCTTTTAGAAAATGGTGAAGATGGTGAAATTTATAATGTAGTTGGTGAAAGAATGAATGTTTATGATTTAGCTATGAAAGTTGGTGAAATATTAAAAAAGGACATTAGAATTAAATTAGAAGATTATCATTCTTTTAGGCCAGGACATGATATGCATTATGGTCTTGATGGTATGAAATTATTAAACATGGGTTGGAATCCTCCAGTTTCATTAAATGATTCTTTAGAAAGAACAGTTAAATGAATGATTAATAATCCTAATTGACTTTAATTTTTTATTTACATCCCCTTTAAATTAATATATAATAAAAAATTATAAATTATTTAAAGGGGATTTTTTATGTTTTCATGAATAAATTTTTTATTTATATGTATATTTTGTTTTTATTTATATACATTTGATATACCATCGTTAATACTAATATCATTTATAAACCTAATATTATTAATCATATCAATATTCTATTCTCATATTAAATATATGTTATATTTAATTTCATATCTATTTTTATTATTCTTTTCTTTACAATTTATAATATTAATAAAATCTTTAATAGAGGTATTTTAATTATGAATGATAAAGTAAAACATGAATATTATGTACAAAATAAAGACATAATGAAAGAAATATGATATTTAAAAGAAACGGGAAAAATAAGTGAAAAATTAGGAGAATATATTGTTAAAATTGTAGAAGGTTTAGGTAGAAAACCAAATTTTTATTCTTATACATATAAAGATGAAATGATATCTGAAGCTTATTTTGCAATAATTAAAGGTATTAAAAATTTTGATCCTGATAAACAAAAATATCCTAATCCTTTTGCATATATAACAAAAATAGCATGAAATTCATTTGTTCAGGTAATAAATAAAGAAAAAAGAAATTCAAAAACACTAGATACATTATGTGAAAAACAAGAACAAATATTAAAAGATGTAGATAAGGAGTCTCCAACCATTGATTATGAAAAATACAGCAAAAAATAGAGTATATTGTAAAGATTGTAAATATCTTTATGCTTATAGAGATATGATTATAAATGGATATACTCCCGTAAAATACAAATGTTTATATAATCCAATAACAAAATCTATATTTTTACAAAAAGAAGAAATGTATGTAAATTGTGAAGAAAAAAATAAATTTAATAATTGTGAAGATTATAAAGAGAAATTTAATTTAAAAAATTGGTTATTAAAAAGGATAAAAAAATAATGAAACATATATTATTTACTGATTTACATGTTGGATTATCAACTGAATTTTGAGATGATCTAGCTTTAGAAGCTATTAAATATTTAGATGAAATAGCTCAGAAAAATAAAATAGAATCAGTTTTATTTTTAGGCGATTTTTTTCATAATAGAAGAGAACTTAATGTTAAATCAATTAATACAGCATATAAAATTGGAAACATATTAAATAAATATCAAACTCATATGATATGTGGTAACCATGATTCTTATTATAAAAATACAAATGAAGTAAATTCATTATCAATTATGGAAAAATTTGATAATATTAAAATATATATAGAACCTGTTATTATTAATAATAGAATTGTATTGGTGCCTTGGGGTTGTGATTATAGAGAATATGATGTTCCTATATGTATGGGTCATTTTGATATTAAAGATTTTCAATTAAATGATAATTCTATTTCTAAATCTGGAGAAGATCCAAAAAATTTTAAAAAATTTGATCTGGTTTTATCTGGTCATTTTCATAAATATTCAGAGAAAAATAATATAAAATATATTGGAAATATGTATGGCCATAATTTTAATGATATAAATGCTCAAAGAGGTTTATGAATTTTTGACGACGAAACTTTAGATATGGAATTTTTTGAATTTACAAAAGCACCTAAATTTATTAAAATACAAAATAATGAATTTGATGTTGAAGAAATTGAGAATAATATTATAAGAGTATATTTTGATAATAAATTATCAGATAAAGAAATGTCTGATGTTTTAGTTAAAATTGAGTCTTTAAATCCTCATGAATTATCAGTAGATTATTCTGGAGTAATATTAGATTCAATTTCAACAAGAGAAGAAGAAATTTCTATTAAAAATGATATGGAAATTTTAAAAGAATATATAGAAAAAATAGAATTACCAAAGGACATACATCAAGAAAAACTTTTAAATTTTATTTATGAATTGGAAACAAATGAATAAATATTATATCATTTCAAGTAAAAACCAATTTAAAGAGCCTCTATATTTAGAATGTTATTATGACTCAGATGAGTTAATCTATTGTTTAATGGAACTTTTTTATTTGGGTTATAGTTTTGATGATTTATTAATTATGGAGATGAATGAAAAACAATAAATAAATTATCAAAGATACATTCTAAGGTTATTTTTAATTTTATTAATAGTAATATATATCTTTTAAAATAAAGGTCTTAGAATGTACATTTAGACCCAAAAAAAGGAGAATAAGTTATGAAAAAACGAGTTTATATTTTAGAATATGATTTTTTTATTAAATCCAAATATTCAGATGATCAACCAGAACAAAGAATACGATATTTTACTTTTGAAGAAAGACAATATTTCATTGCTGAATATAATAGAATAAAAAATAATGATTTATATACTGATAATATTAAAACATATTGTATAGATTATGATAAATTTGAAATTACTGATGAAATGGAAGAAATAATTAATTCAATATAAAGGAGAAAAAATGAAAACAGTATTTACAAAAATTAGAAATGTTAAAACACCACAGAGAGCTTTTCCTACTGATGCAGGGCTCGATTTTTATATACCCGAATGATCAGAAGAATATGGAACTGAATTAAAAGAAAAAAACAATGATATACTTATCAACGATAAAAAAGAGATATTAATTAAACCTCATTGCAGAATTTTGATTCCTTCTGGTATTAAAATGAAAGTACCTGAAAATCATATGTTTATGGCTGGAAATAAATCTGGAATAGCTTCTAAAAAAGGTTTAATTTTTGGAGCAGAAATTATAGATGAACCTTATTTAGGAGAATGACATATTAATCTTATAAATACTACAAAAGATTTTATAAAAATAGAATTTGGACAAAAAATTATTCAATTTATTTGTGTACCTCTTTCATTTCCTGATATAGATGAAATTTCAGAGAATGATTTTAATAATTTTGTATCTGAACGTGGTGGAAACGGTTTTGGTTCAACAGGTATAAAATAAAGGATATTATTATGATTATAGAGCATAGAATAAATTCAATAGAGTTATTACAAAATGTTAATAAAGAACATGGTATAGAAATTGATGTAAGATGAAGTGATAAACTTAATAAAGTTATTATAACACATGATTATGTATGTACAGATTATGTTCTTTTAGAAGACTTTTTAATGTTCTATAATCATAAATTTTTAATTATAAATGTAAAAGAAAGTCAATGCGAAGATAAATGTATAGAAATCATGAAAAATTTTAATATTGTGTATTATTTTTTAGATTCTCAAATACCAGATATAATAAGATTATATAAAAGAGGTTACAATAATTTTATTATAAGATTTTCTATCTTTGAAGAATATTGAAATTTATACAAACAGTTTAAATATATTTGGTTTGATACATTTGGGAATTTAGAAAATCTAGATTTACTAAATTTTTATGAATTTAAAAATAATGAATTTATATTTACCTCTCCTGAACTTCACGGGAAAAATAATATAGAAGAATATAGAGATAGAGCAGATGTAATTAAAAATATATGTACTAAATATCCAGATATATGGAAAGATATTTTAAATGATTAATTTAAATAAAATAGTAGAAAATAAAAAGTTGCTTTTTATAGATATAGATGATACTATATTAGATTATACTAATACTCATAAAAATGTTTTAAATAAAATATTATATAAATATAATTTTAATATAGATGAATATAATATTGCACGAAGCATAGTTAAAGATAGAATTAAAGGAGTAAATAAACATAAAAAAGAATTATATTTTAAAGTTATGTTAGAAAATAAAAAAAATAAGTATTCTGTTTTATTAGATATGATAAACGATTATAGAAATTTATTTATTAATAATATTAAAATAGATTTTTCTATAAGTCAACTCATAGATTATTGTAAAACAAATAATATTAAAGTATGTGCTGTTTCTAATTTTTATGTAGTAGATCAATTTAAAAAGCTTATAAAATTTAATATATTAGATAAATTTGATTTAATTATTACTTCTGAAGATTTTGATATTGAAAAACCTAATATAAACTTATTTAATTATGCTTTAAATAAGTTTAATATAAAGTCATCTGAATCAATTATGATAGGTGATTCAGATAAACATGATAATGTTGAAGGAATTGATTTTTTCCATTATAACACTAATAATATTTTTTTTGGTATATGTGGTAAAAGCGGAAGTGGAAAATCTACTATATCTAATATAATTAAAGATATTTTTGATTGTAAAATTTTGCATGGAGATAATTATCATAAATATGAAAGAGATAATAAAATATGAGAAACATTGACTCATTATTCTCCAGAAGCAAATAATTTAAATTCATTAAAAAATGATTTTTATTCACTATACTCTAAAAAAGATATATATATAAAAAACTATAATCATTCCAATGGTAAATTTGATCCAAAAGAAATTTTTACATATAAAAATTCAATTATTTTAGACGGTTTACATTCATTATATACTTATGATATATACAAATATATGAAATATAAAATATTTGTTTTAAATCATAATTGTGATAATCTTAAAATTAAAAGAGATGTTGAAGAAAGAAATAAAAAAGTAGAAGATGTTGTAAAATCTATTAAAGAAAGAGAACCTGATTATGAATTATATATAGAACCACAAAAAAATAATGCAAATATAATAATAGAAATTTTTAAATCAAGATTAAAAATTTTATTTAAAAAAGAAGAATTTATTAAGTTAGAAAATATTTTTAAATATGAAAATATATTTTATTTTGAAGATGATGAATTTTTTCAATTAAATTTTAATTATTTTTCTTTAGATGAGTATAAAAACTATATAAAGAATATTTTTAAATTAATAAAAAGGTATAACTAAATGTTAGTACATAAAGAATATGAAGAATTAAGAAGATTATTAGATATTGCAGATGCTCCAAGTAAAGGCGGAAATATTTCTATAAAAGAGAGAGAATATATTTATATAAAAAAAAGTGGAGAGGATTTAAAAAAATCTTCTAAAATTGTTAGAATTAATATAGATGAATATAAAAAAAATGGCTGTGATAATAATGCGTCTATGGAGCTTGCATTTCATATTAAGTTGAAGAAGTATGTTCTTCATTATCATCCATTTTATATCAATCATATTTTATGTTCAAAAGAATGTGACAAAATTTTAAAAAATGGATGCCCATTAAAAAATTTTGATATTGTTGAATATTATGAACCTGGTGAAGAGCTTGCAAAACATATTTCTTATGATATGTCTAGTATTATATTTTTAAAGAATCATGGAGTTATAATTCATTCAGATTCAATTGATGAAGTTTGTAGTTTATATTACAAATTGAGAAAAATGTTTTTTGATATAACATATGATACATTTTATCTAACACCAGATCAATTCGTTTTAAAAGATGATTTAGAAATACTATATCATTCAATATTAACAAGGTATTTACAGGATATTATAGGATTAGAACCTAAATACTTATCTCCTACTCATATAGAAAAATTAAGTAATAATAAAAAAGAAAAAATGAGGCAGAAATAATGAATATAATTATACCATGTTCTGGAGAAGGATCTAGATTTAAAAGTGCTGGATATAATCAAAATAAACCTCTAATAGATGTTGTAGATAATAAAAAAATAATTGATTTTGTAATAAGTATGTTTGATATAAATAATGATAATTTTATATTTATTACTAATAGTGATAATTATCAAGAAATAGATGAGTATTTAGGTTCAAAAAATATCATTAATTATAATATTGATTTTATAAAAAAACATAAGAGAGGTCCAGTTTACACAATTATTGATTCTTTATCATTTATTAAAGATAATATACGAGATAAAGAAGGTATAATAATTTCTTATTGTGATTATTATCAAAAATTCAATTATAAAAATTTTATAGAGTTTGTATATAATGAAGCTCTTGATGGATGTATTTTATCATATACTGATTATCATCCTCATTTAATTCCAGAAAAGAATGTATATGCTTCTTCTTTACTTGGAGATCGAAATAGAATTTTAGAAGTAATGGAAAAATCATTTATTGGTAAAAAAATGAATGCATATCATTCTTGTGGTTTATATTATTTTAAAAATATTGATATAATTGAAAAATATTTTAATATGATTATTGAGAAAAATAATAGTATTAATGGAGAATTTTATATTTCATTAGTATACAATTTACTTATTAATGATAATCTTAGAGTAAAATCTTTTAATACCAATGAAACATTTTTGCAATTAGGAACGCCAGAAGATTTAGAATATGTTAAAAAGCAATTTGAGAAAAATAAAAATTTTAACTCATTTGAAGATTCAATAACAAATATTGTATTAATGGCTGGAAGGAGTAAAAGATTTAAAGATGAAGGATATACAACACAAAAATCATTTTTAGAAATAAATAATCAAAAATTATACAAGCTTCAGTCTCATTATTTTAATAAAGCAGTTTTTAAATATATTACATTAGAAGAATATAAACATTTTATTAATGATAAAGAAAATGAATATATTTATATTAAACCAAATAAAAAAGGACCTGCATTTTCTTTATTTGATTCTGGTGTATTAAATGAAAAAATGGATGATTTTATTATCACACCATGTGATGTTTTTTGTAATTATTATACAAAAGAATTTGTTGATATAAAAAATAAATATGATATAATAGTTTTTGGTACTAAAAATCATGAAAATTCACTACTTTATCCTCATCAGTTTTCATGGATTAAAAAATCTAATAATGATTTAATAGAAGTAAGTTTAAAGAATCCTTTACATAAAATTCCAAAAAAAGATGATTGGATGTTAATAGGATCTTTTTACATTAAAAATGCTGATACATTTAATTTTTATTTAGAAAAATTTCTTAAGACAGAACCTTCTGTTAATGAATTTTATATAGATGAATTAATAAATTATATAAAGAAAAACTCAAAATTAAAAATAGGAACTTGTCTTGTTGACAACTATTATTCATTTGGTACACCAGATGAGTTTTTAGAATCTAAATATTGGTTAGAATATTTTGGAGAGAAATAAATGAAAAAATATAAAATAAAAGAATATTTGAAAGAAGAATGCGGTTATGATTTAATAAAAAAAGAAGTAGAGCAATTCAAAGAGTGAGATAGAAAGGCTAATATACCTATTTGTGTATTATCCCATTTATATGATAAAAGGAGGTCAAAATTCATAAATGAGATGATAGAACTAATAGATTCTGGAGAACAATTTAATAGAGATATTTTTATATTTGTATATAATGATCAAAAAGAAAGATATGCTTTCTTAGATAAATATAGAGAAATAAATATTGTATGAATTAAACCAGATAATTTTAATTCAACTCTTTCAGGAAAAAGAAATTATATAATAGATTTTGCTCATAATAAAAATTATGAAAATATATTTATGATAGAAGATGATTGTTTTGGATATCATCTTCCTATTTTATCTCAAACTCAAAAATCTAAAGTTGAAAAAAATAAAAAGTTTATGTTAAGTATGAATGAATTTTTTGATTTTTGAGAATACTTGGTAGAAACTAATGATCTCAAGTTAAGTGCTCCTCTTATAGAAAGTGCATTTATTTGAGTGGTAAAACCTTTTAAAAATGGAAATGATTATATTAGAAAAGGATATACATGTATACAAAATATTCATCTTAATATTAATTTTATGAAAAAAAACAATTTAATGTATGATGTTGATTCTGGGTGAGATGATTTTGATATGAATCTTCAATTTATATTAAAAGAAGAATATCCCACATTAATTCCATTAGGATATCATACTATTCCTCTTAAGGGAGGTTTATCTGTTGTTGATTCTAATTTAGAAGAAAGAACAAAAAGAAATTCATATAAATTATTCAATAAATGAGGAGATGAGTATGTTATGATAGTAAACAGAAGAGAATTAATAAATGCAAGAATAAATTGAAGAAGAATTAAAAAAAGAAATGAAACATTTAAAATATTTTTTGGGTAATAATATGATTTTATTATATACTTGTAAATCAGTAACAAGCAAATATATTGATTCAATGATACAACAGATAAGTTTTCTTAATCATTTAGAAGAAGATATTGTATATATAACTCTAAATAAAAGTAATAAAGGTGTTAAATATATAGAAAATATAGCAAATTTAAAAATAAAAAATACAATATTTTTAGGTGATTATTTACAAAAAAATTATTTTGATTTTACATACTATGAATTATCAAAATATTTATATGATAAAATTAATATTAAAAATATATCTAAAATATTTGTTTTTGGAGGACCTTTATCTGAAGGAGCTAAGTTGAAAAACAAATATGATAATTTTAAAGACATATATCATTCAAAAAAATTTTTAAAATTTTTATCTATTGGCGTAAAACAACTTTTAGGAAGTTATTTTATTCATTATTTAGCAGAAAAAGATAATATTAAGATATATGAACTTTTATTTGATCCTCAGGAAGTATCATTACAAAAAATAAATAAAAATGTTAAAACATTTCATGGAATAGACATAGAAAAATATAACATAAAAAGATTAGATACATTACAATATTATTTAAAAAATAACAATTTTAGTTTTTTTAATGAGATATATGATAAAATATATGATTTAACATTTGGTATGACTGTTTTAACAAAAGATAGAATACAATCTTATGAAAAAATAAAAAAGCAAGTAAATAAAATTCATAATATTAATTTTTTTATTAAAAATAAATTTGATGATATAGATACTTTTATTTTAAGAGAAGATTATCTTGAATTTATAAAAAAATCAAGATTTACATTTATTTTACCATCTTATGATGAAGATACATTTTCCATTTATAGATTTTTGGAAAGTATATGGTATGACTGTCTCCCTTTAATATTTAATGACTGTAGAATAGATTTATTTAAAAAATCATTTAATATAGATGAAGAAAAGTTAAGATATATAACAATTTCATATAATGAAATTGAATTTCCTTCTGAAGAAAGAAGACTTGAATTATTAAATTACTTTAAAGATAAATGTTTTAATAAATTACAATTGGATATAGAATAATGAAATGAATTGCAGTACAACCACTTATTGGTGGGATGTTATTAGGTGCAAAAGAAGCATTAGGAACTTGACCTCAATATATAATATCACAAGGAACACCTAATGAAGAACATTTAAATAATTATTTAAATAAAAAAGAAGCTAATGTTCCTTATGTTTTAATGGATTCAGAGTATAAAGAATTTATAGAAACTAGTATAAAATTTGATGATGATATTGATATTGTTATTGGTGTACCGATTTGTTCGGGTTTATCTTTAGCAAATTGTTCTACAACTGGATCAAAGGCTCGTGGTGCTAATGCAGAACAAAATAATAATATGTATAATATAGCAGAATTATCATTATCGAAAATAAAACCAAAGTGTTATATTTTTGAAAATGCACCCGGACTCTATACAAAGATGGGTGAACCTGTAGTAGATAAATTATATAGAATTGGTAAAAAGTATGGATATTCAATGTCATTAATAAAAACTGATACATTTTTACATGGCATACCTCAACACAGAAAAAGAACCTTTGGAATATTTTGAGAATCAGAAAATGCTCCTTTATTAAACTATTATATTAAAGAAAATAAAGGATTAGAAGAATATTTAAAGAAAATAAAAAATAATGACAACCCTATAAATAATCTAAATGATGATTTATATTATAAATATTTGTTTAATAAATTTAAACATAATTTTAGAAAAGAGTTATTAAAATATAAGACCGGAATGAACACTATAACAAGATTAAATTTATGAGATGATTTTGGAATATTTTGTAAAGAAAATAATTATGAAAATGGAATTAAAACAAAAAATCATATTATTAAAAAATTAAATGTTGGAAAAAGTTATTGAGATTCATCTATGCTTCTTTTTGATAATTATGTAAATGGTGTAATAGGAAAGAGTATGAATAAACTTCTTCATCCTATAGAAGAAAGATTCTTATCTATAAGGGAATTATTACATTTAATGGGAATGCCAGAAGATTTTGAATTAAATGATCCAAAAAGAAATTATAATCATATTGCACAAAATGTACCTGTTACAACTGCTAGAGATTGAGTAGATGAATGTAAAAAATTCATTAATAATGAATTACAATTTTCTAATACAGATTTTATAAAACAAAATAATGAAAAACAGAGAATAGATACTAATAATGTTAGTTTACAAAATAAGTCATTTGATATATTTTGTAAATAAAAATAATATTATCTTTAATTAAAGGAAATAAAATGTCTAAAATTATTATTTTTGAAGGCCCAGATAATGTTTATAAATCAACAAATGTTAAAAATTTGTTTCATTATTTTACATCAGAAAAATTAGAACCGTGTAATATATTGCATTATAATGGAATAAAGATATTAGATCAAAGTGGCCTTGAATTAAATAGAGAACAATATTTAAATATGTTTAATTTAATAAAATATCATATTGATAATAATATTAATTTAATTCTTGATAGATCTCATATTGGTGAAATGGTCTATTCACATTATAGAAATTATGATGGTTCATATATATATGAACTTGAAGAAAAATTTAAATATATTTGCTCAAAAGCAGAAATTTATATTATATTGTTAATAGATTCACCAGAAAATTTAATTAATAGAGAAGATGGTGATTCTATAACAATTGATTATAAACATAAAAAAGCTGAAATAGAAAAATTTAAAGAAGCAGTTGATAGAAGTATTTTTAAAGATATTACAATAAATGTTAATAATAAATCACCTCTTGATATTAAAAATGAAATATTATTAAATATAGATGAAATATCATATATAGATAAATTAAATTATAATGACTTAATAAAATTAACTTCAGATATTTTAAATATCTATGGATTTGAGTTTTATAAATCACTTGATGAAATTATTATTGATATGAAAAAACAAAATATAATAGTGCCAAAAATATTAAATAATATATTAAATAGATTAGAATGGGAGAATGAGAATGCATAGTTTTAAAGGAGAATCCTTAGGAGATATTTATTCACAAGTAATTCCAGAAATTTTAGAAAATCCACAATATGTTTGTAGACCAAGAGATCAAAAAATACATGAATTTATTAATGTAAATTTTGAAATATCTAATCCAAAAAAATGCTTATTTGAAAATAAATGAAGAAGTTCACCTCTTAAATATATATGTCATGAATTACTTTTATATTATGCTGGAGTAAATGATGGTAAATATTTTGAAAAAGCATCAAAATTTTGAGGAAAATTATTCAATAGCGATGGTAGTATAAATTCTGCATATGGTTATTTAGTTTTTAATAAACGATACAATTCATCATGATTATGAGCAATTAATGCATTAAGAAAGGATAAGGATTCACGACAAGCAATTCTCCACTATAATACCCCAGATTATAATTATAATGATAATAAAGATTATGTATGTACACTATTTAATCAATTTTTTATTAGAGATAATAAACTTTATTTAATATATAATATCAGATCAAATGATCTGCATTTTGGTGTTCCTGCTGACATTGTTTGAGGATATACTCTTATGGAATGTATGAGATATTCATTATTAGATATATATCCTGATTTAAAACTTGGATCATATATACATCAAATAGGCAGTCTTCATTTATATGAAAGAAATTTTGAACAATATAAAAAAATGATAACTGAACCAATAGAATCTAAAGATTTTTTTGATATAGATGTTAATTTATCAGAGTATCATAATAGATTAAAATGTAAAAATATTATAGAATCAGATTTTAAAAATATTAAAAAATATAATAATGTAATTGATAAATTTGTAAAGGAAATAATATAAAATGAAAGAACATTGGAAAAAAACATTCATGAATATTGCTGAAATTATAGCAAAAAAATCCACATGTATAAAATCTCAAGTCGGGTGTGTCATTGTAAAAGATCAAAGAATAATTAGTATGGGTTATAATGGAACAGCGCCAAATGAAATTCATTGTAATGATTTTTTTAGTAAACCAGAAAATAAAAATATAGATCATTCAGAATGAAGTATTGAAAATGAGCAACATGCTGAACTTAATTCTATTTTATTTGCAGCAAAAAATGGGATTAATTTAAAAAATAGTTCTCTTTTTGTTACATTATCTCCATGTATAAATTGTGCAAAATCAATTTACATTGTAGGAATAAAAAATGTGTATTATAAGGAAGAATATAGATTAACTAATGGATTAGAATATCTTAAAAAAAGAATAAACGTAGAAAAAATATAAAAAGTCAAAGGAGATATAAAAATCTCCTTTGAAAAAATAAAAATTATTTAAGTACTATTATTTCATCATATTTATTACCATTTATTTCTTTAGTTTCATAAAAATCAATTCCGCTTTTTCTAAGGTCTGATTTAACATTATCCCAAGATTGCTTATACATTTTTGCATTTCTTGATGTTGAAAAATCAGAAAGCTTTGTTGATTTATTTTCAATCATACTTTTAACCATATTTTTTTGAATTGGCCCAAGAGATACTTTTCTTTTTGAATTAATTTCTGAAACAAGTGAGTTGAAAGTAAATTCTGTAATGTTCATTAAAATTTTCTCCTTAATTTATTGTTAAATTTTTTAAATATTAAAATAATTTTTTTAAATTGTAAATAGTTTTATTTATCAATTCTAACTTCAAATTTAATAATAATTCCGTCTTTCATTAATTTTTTTGACTCATTAATAAAAAATTGAAGATTATTTTCATTATTAATACGTATAACATCATAGATTTCAAGTTTTGATTTATATTGTACTATTAAATAATTCATATTATCCCCTTTTTTTTGTTTTGTTGTTAAATAAATAATATAATAGATAAAATAAAAAGTAAACAAAAAAATGATATTATTTTAAAAAAATATTAATAATAAAAAGGAATATATTTAATGGGAAAGGGTGCTAATTGAGAAAGAGATTTATGTAAAGATTTATCTGAATGAGTTCAGGGTTCAAAAACGCCATATATATATTGAAGAACAAATGGTTCAGGCGCAACATTTACAAGAAATTTTAAAGTTGGGTCTGAGTTTGCGGGAGATATTCATGCTATATTGCCAGAAGGTAATTTTTTAACTGATATTTTTGTGATAGAAGCCAAGAATGGTTATCCTAATTATTCATTAGATAAACATTTAAAATATAATAAATCAGATGAATTAAAATCTTTTTGAGAACAAGTAATAAATGATGCAATTAAAACAAATAAAGAGCCAATGTTAATATATAATAAAAAAGGATTATCATGCTCATGAATAGGAATTTCAGAAAATATTTTTAATAGATTAATAAATTTAATAAATAATATTAGATATCAAATGGTATATTTTCCCGAACTAAATAATTATAAAAAAATTTTTTTATTTAATAAAAAGGAATTTTTTGATATAGTAAAACCAAAAGATATACAAGAATTAAAGGAGAATATGTAAATGAAATTAGCAATAATAGGTTCAAGAACATTTAATGATTATAATATTTTAAAAGAAATATGCGATAAATTAAATATAGATGAAATAATCTCAGGCGGGGCTAAAGGTGCTGATTCTCTTGCAGAAAGGTATGCAAATGAAAAAAATATTCCAATTACCATATTTTATCCAGATTGGAATAAATATGGTAAAAGAGCCGGTTTTTTACGAAACAATACTATTATTAATTATTCTGATGAAGTATTAGCATTCTGGAATGGTATATCAAAAGGTACAAATCATTCTATATCAATTGCAAGAAAACAGAATAAACCAGTAACAGTAATAAGGTTTTAAAAATGAATTTTAAAAAATGATTAGAACTATATGAAAAAACTATTTATGTAAAAGATAATAAATTAATTTTTTCTCCAGATGATATCAATGATACAACTGGAATTTCTTTTAATTTTGGTAAAACTAAAAAATTTAAACCATTTGAAAAGAAGCTTTTACCAGAATTAAAATCATATTCTCTATATTTAGCAAAACAAAAAGATGCAACCCAAACCCTTAATGCTATTAAAAGGTCAGATTTTAATAATCCTGAAATTCAAGAATTTTTAAAAAAATCTTCAATATTTTCATTAAAAATAATAAATAATATTGATATTAATTTTGATATAGTTGTAACTCCATTTAGTTCATCTGATTTAGTAAAAGAATGAGCTAAAGAATTAATAAAAAGAACTCATTATGATTATTTTACTGATGCCTTTGTAAAAAATGATATTGATGAAATAACCTTAGATTATGATAATCCTAAAATGTCAGATAAAATAAAAAATGAATTAGAAAGAATTTTAAAAACTTCAAAATCTAAAGGCTATTTTTCTATTCATGATGTTTATCCTATGTTTAGAAAATTTGTTTTAAATGTATATAGAGCAAGCAATGAAAAAATAATTAATAAAGTTAAAAATAAAAATATAATAATTTTAGACGATATAATGACTTCTGGTACAACAGCTATAGATATATTTAAAACATTAAAAACAGCTGGTGCAAAAGAAGTAATAGTTTTAACATTATTTAAGTCTGAAAAATAGGATATTAAATGAAAATAACAGTAGATAGAAATGAATTTTATAAATTATTATTTTTGTTTATAAAAGACGAATTAGAACAAGATACAAATAAAGAATTTTTAGATGATGATATAAAATTATTATTTAATGTTTTAGATTTAAAAAATTTTTTAACTAATCTTAAACAAATTTACCCAAATATAGATATACTAACAAGAAATAAATATAAATTTATTAATAAATCTTTTAATAGAGATAGTTTAAAATCAATAATTGAAATTATAGCAAAGGAAGAATAAAATGGAAGAATATAAAACAGATGTTGAAGGTATTTATGCTGATGGGCTTGTTCCAAATGGTGGAGATTATTTATATAAGTTTCAACTTACAGAAGAAGAATTTTTTTCTTCTAAATACAACAGAAAAACTTTAAGAATATCTGAAGATAATAATCTATATAAATATTTAAATTCAACACAAATTAAAAGACCTTTTTATATATCAACTTATCGTGATAATCAAGAATATCTTAAATTAATTAGATAGGGTTAAATTATGAATATATTTGATAAAATAAAAGATAATTTACATGAATCTGAGATAATGGGTATTACTATAACAGATAATGATAATTTTGGCGAACCTTTATCTAATGAAGATCAGAAATATTATGAAAAATTAATAAAAGTTTTGCAAAATAATATTTTTAAGCAAAAAGCTCCAACTATTGATTTTATTATTTTAGATGAAGGCATGATTTCTGTTAATTTTGATAATAGAAGTTTTAATAGTGTTGATAATAATATAGCATTAAGATTAACAAAATACATCTCAGATTGAAAAATCAGTTTTTATGCTAGACAAACAAGTTTAACTTTTAGAAAAACTAGTTTTAAATAAAAATTTTATTTACATCTGTTTATTATTATTTTATTATAAAAATATCATACCCTATAAATTTTATAGGGTTTTTTACTTTTAATAGGGGAGATATTATGTTTAGAAACTGCTATTATGATAAGAAAAAAGAAACAATTCATTTATGAGAAACAAATGAAGCAGGTCGTGAATACAAATCATTTCATTGAATACCATATATATATATTCCAGATAAATTAGGCAATATAAAAACAATAGATGGCATTTCTGTTAAAAAACAAGAATTTGAATCATATAAACAATATGAATTAGCAAATAATAATAAGTCATATATTAAATATGAAGATAGAGTTAAACCTGAAATACAATTTTTATCAGAAATATATCATAATATATCAGATGAATCTATAGTAAATGATGAATTAAATATATGTGGTTTTGATATTGAGTTAAAAAAAGAAAATGGTGCTGAACCAGGCTTTCCTACCCCGCAAAAAAACAATGCATATGTTATATCTATTGCTGTTAAATCTACATTATATGGCAGAAAAATATTTGGGTTAAAAGAATATTCAGGCAAATGAAAAGATAATTTTATTTTATGTTCAGATGAAAAAGATTTGTTAATAAAGTTTTTTAATTATATTAATAAATTAGATATTGATGTATTAACAGGATGAAATATATATAATTTTGATTTGCCTTATTTATATTATAGATGCAAAAAATTATTTGGAAATTATTATAATTTTAAAAAATTATCTCCAATTAATATTGTAAATGTATGAGATAAAAGAGAAGGTGGAATTAATATTGATATTGCTGGTGTATCTATATTAGATTATATGGAAATTTATAAAAAATATACAGCAAATAATGTTGAATCATATAAATTAGATTTTATTTCTAAATTAGAATTAAATGATAAAAAAATTGAATATGATGGACTATTAGATGATTTATATGAAAAAGACTGAGAATTAGCAATAGATTATAATATGCATGATGTTGATTTAATATTTGATTTAGAAGAAAAACTTAAATATATATATCTTATACAAACTATTAGTTTAATTTCAAAATGTCCTATGAAATTTCATGATAAAGTAACAAATGTATTAGAAGGAATATTTTTAACGTATTATAGACGTAATGGTCTATGTGCTCCAAAAATAAAAGGTGGTACATCTCATAGATTTGAGGCGGCTTATGTTAAAGACCCACAAAGAGGCCTTCATAAGTGAGTTGGCGATATGGATGTAACATCAATGTACCCTTATATTATGATTATGTTAAATATGTCGTTAGAAACCTATTATGGATGTATTTTAAATTTATCAGAACAAGAAATAATTTTTAATATTAGAAGAGGTTATTTTGATGAGTTTATATTAGAAAAAAATGAACAAATGATTAAAATTTCTGAAAATTCATTAAAACAATTTAATAAAGATTTAAAAAATAAAAAATATTCTATTGCTCCAAATGGTGCTGTTTTTTCAAATGAAAAAGACGGTGTTGTTAAAATAATTGAAAAAACATTTTTTAAAATAAGAAAAAACACAAAAGCACAAATGTTAGAATTAAAGAAAAATAATGGAGATAAAAATTTAATTCAGCAATTAAATACAACACAGTTAGCTATCAAAGTTGGTGTTTTAAATTCTCTATATGGAAGTTTATCAACACCTTATTTTAGATTATATAATCTAAAAATTGCAGAAGCTATTACATCATGTGGTAGATATATTTTAAAAACATGTATGAATGAAATCAATAACTTTTTAAATAATAAAACTGATACAGATTCACAAGTTATTGATTTTATTACTTATATGGACACAGACTCTATGTTCGTTTGTTTAAATAAACTTTATGAAAATAATGAAAAATATAAAAAATATTTTAATAATTTAGATTTTAATAAAAAAATAGATTTTTCGTTAAAAGTATTTAAACAGATTGAAGAATATATTAATAATTTTTCGTATAAACAAATTCAGCAAATTGATTTTAATTCAAATGAAACGGATTTTAAATTAAATTGGAAACAAGAAATTATTGCTCCATCTATATTACATGTTGAAAAGAAAAAATATGGTTATTGATGTGTTAATGAAGAGGGCATACCATGTGATAAAATAAAAATAACCGGTTTAGATATTATAAAGTCTGAAACTTCTAAAGAAATAAAATCAAGACTTAAAACTATAATGGAAATGTTACTAAAAGGAAATGATATAGAAGAAATAAAAAATAAAATAAATGATTTTAAAGGTGAATTAAAAAATTGTTCTATTGAAGATTTATCTGTAAATATAAGAACAAATAACATTGAAAAATTTATAACAAAATCTGGTTGTGTTAAAGGCACTCCCTGACATATTAAAGGTGTTTATTTTTATAGACAATTACTTAAAAGATATAATATAGAAAATAATTATGAAGATTGTATTGATGGTGATAAAAATAGAGTTATTTATTTAAAAAATAATAAATATAATTATACATCTATTACATATCCAACAAAATTTCCTAAAGAATTTTTAAAAGACATTCAACCCGATATTGATTTGATGATAGATAAATATTTTATAAAAAAAATTGAATTATTAACAAATCCATGTAATTTAACCAAAGAATTAATATCAAATAATGATTCTTTTGATATTTTTTTCTAAAGGAAACTAAATGTATTATAAATTTACTCCATATTCTGTTTCAAAAATTGAGTGTTTTGAACAGTGCCCAATGAAATTTAAATTTATTTATATAGATAAAATAAAAGTAAAGAGTAAACAATATCATCTACAAAAAGGTAAAACATGACATAAATTAATAGAATTAAAATTATTTAATAAAATTAAAGAATATAAAAATCATAATTATTTAGAATATACTATTAAAGAATTTTATAAAGATTTACCAAAGATAAAAAAATTATTTAAATCAGATAATTTTAAATATTTTTATAATTATAAAAATATAATATGCGAACAATATTTTGTTATAGATAAAGATTTAAATTGTTATTTTACAGATATTCCAAAAGAAAATATTTTATTAAAGGGTTATATAGATTATATTGGTTATAATGATAATAAATTAGATATTATAGATTGAAAAACAGGTGGAAAATCAAAGGAATCAATATTAAAATATCCAAAGTCATTTTTTCAGCTTAATATATATCAATATGTATGTTCTAAAATTTTTAATAATAAAAATATAAAATCAGGTTATTTTTATATTGAACATGATCTATTAGTTAAAAATGAAAATTTTAATTTAAATATAACAGAAGAAAGTTTTTTAGATAAAATAGATAAAATTGAAAATGCTAAATTTTTTAATAAAAACGAATCTGCTTTATGTTATTGATGTGATTATAGAACTATTTGCGAGGTTACCAAAGATGAAATATAATAAATTAGTAAGAGATAAAATTCCAGAAATAATAAGAAATAGTAAAAAAGAATGTAATTTTAGAATTTTAAATCAAGAAGAATATAAAAGCGAACTTATAAAAAAACTTTACGAAGAAATAGAAGAATATAAATTAAATCCCTGTATTGAAGAGCTAGCAGATATAAAAGAAGTTTTTGACGCTTTATTAAAAATTCATTATATTTCTTTAGATGAAATTTTAACTCAACAATTTAATAAAAGAAGAAGAAATGGTACTTTTGATAAAGGTATATTTTTAATAGAAGTTTTTTAAGAATTAAATTCCTTTATTTTTTTTATAAATAATATTAAAAATAAAGGAATTTAATATGAGTTATAATAAAAATTTCTGATGAGGTAGAATTTTAGATATAGAAGATCAGATATCAAATGAATCATTATATTCTAATAGATATAAACATTTAAATAGAATTTTAGATTCTTATCTAGATGAGTATAATAAGGCAGAAGAATCAGATACTGATATGATTTTAGAAAGATGTTTTAATTCTTCTGAAATAATGAATATTATGTATGATATTTATAAAGAAAAATCAGAAAAATTTATAAAAAGGAAATTAAAGAAGTTAATAATAACAACTCAAATAAAAAATATACTATTAAAGGACAAATAATGAAGACTAATTTAGATTATATTATAGAAAATTATATAAAAACATCATATAATAATATACCATTAGATGAAGCTACAGCATATGCAGCATCTTCTTTTGGAGATATTAAAAATTATTCAACTAATGGTTTATTAGATCATTTGAATTTAGGCTTAATAAAAAGAGTTTTTGATACTTTTATTACAAAAGATATAGTTGGTGTTCAACCTATTTCTGGACCAATTGGCTTATGTTATGCCTTAAGATATTATGCAGATCAAACATATTCTGGTTCAACAAATACAGAGCTTGGCACTAGTGCTATTGATTCTTCATATTCTGGATCATATGTTACTTCAGCAGGAGAGGTTTTAGGATCGGGACCTACAAATGCTGACGGATTGGGTATTGGTTCAGGAACACAAATAAATGAAATTTCTGTAAAAATAGAAAAACAAAGAGCAGAATCAAAAATAAGAAAATTAAGATCTAGAATGTCTTTAGAAGTAATTCAAGATATAATGTATATGTTTAATGAAAATTTAAAAAATGAATTAATTTATGGAATTGTAAATGAAATTTCTAAAGAAATAGATATGGAAGTATTAGATAAAATTGAATCTATTGCTGGTACTGATACTATTGATTATTCTGCTATTGTTGGCGGATCAGATCATGATAAAAATAATTCTTTTATGAAAAGAATTAATAGTCTTTGTAATGACATAGGCCAAGCAACAAACCATGGAGTAGGAAATTTTGTTGTTGCTTCTAAAAATGTTTCAACTATAATAGAATCAAGTGAATTTTTTTCTGTAATGCCATTACCTGATGGAGAAGAATATGTATCAGAAACAATATCACAAGCAGGTAGAATTGGTAATAAAAAATTATTTAGAAATATATATTGAAATGAAGATAAGTGTTTAATTGGTTATAAAGGACAAAAAGAAACTGATGCTGGTATATTTTTTATGCCTTATTTACTTTTACAATTATTTGAAAATAATACTGAGCAAACATTTCAAGAAAATATTATGATGGCATCAAGATATGCACTAATAGATAATATTTTTGGTTCTGATAAATACTATAAAAAATTAACAGTTAGCAATTATTCATAAAATTTTAAAGGAGGGTTTTTTGACCCTCTTTTAAAATTTATCTAACAAAAAATGAAAAGGGTTCAAGTGATTTTGTAAAATCTTGATATATTATTATTGGCTGGATTTTATATCTACCAGTTTGATCTAAATCATTTTCTTTTATCGTATAATATATTTTGCTATAATCATAAGTACATATTCATTTAAATTCTTTTGTATTTGGTTTAATAATTTTTAAATATATTTCAGTTGCAGTATTTAACGTTAAATCTGTTTCTATAGAAATAATTTTACCAAAATCATTCTTGAAAATACTTCTTGTTGTTTTTAATGTATTTATATCATAAATATCTTGAGATATAATTTCATCATAATCAAAATTAACATGAAATGAAAATCAGTAAACACCATTAACATATTCATCATTATATATTATTAAATCCATTATTCCTGAATTAATTTCTTCGCTGAATGGTATTTTACCTAATTTTATTAATATATTACCTGATGTTTTTTGGGATTCTAAATCAAAAAAATCAGTATATTCTAAAGATGAATATATTAAACCATTTCATTCTAACTCAATTTTAGTTATTTTATCAATATCATTTGATGAAAGTTTAATATATTTTTCTAAATTTTCATCATATTTTGTTAATGTTATAGGATATATATTATCTTTATTTCTAGGTACTGAAATAGAATCCATTTCTATAAATCCTTTTAATTTATTGTAATATTAAAATCACCTGCTTTTATTTGTAAAGTATCTCCAGAAGCAGGTGTTTGATCTACAACATTATTATTATCAAATAATAGCATATTACCTGCTGAAATTGCATCAAAAACACATAAAGATGTAATAATATCTTGATCATCTGCTGTTGGTGAATATAATGTAATAGTAGAATTATTACTTAGTGTTTTAGAAGTTGCTGTTGTAAAATCAGAAAATAATATCCTTTCATAACCTGTTCCTGTTTGCTCTGTAAACCCTGATCCATCATCACTTATTGTTGTTGATGAACAAGCAAAATACATGCTTGGCGAACTAAAAGAAGTATTATTAAATATTAAATCTAAACATTTATTTGCTGTATAATCAGTTATACCAGCTCCCACAGTCGTATCATTTATGCTTATAATTACAGACCCAATTGAAATTTTAGGCTCATTTCCAGATACTATATTTACTATTGATGTTAATTGAGCTCAACCAAGCATATTACCTGCAGTTAATGAATCATAAATAGCAGCATATGAAGCAGTAGTACTAGAATCACTTTCAGCAAATGTTATAAGCGAATCATTTGATATTTGACGATTATTAGCATTACTAAAAGTTATAATTTTTCTTTCATAACCAGTATAAGAAATTTCTGTACCAGTTGTTAATGGATCACCATCAAATAATGTAATATATATATTAGATGCTGGTGTATATGTTGAATTACCAAACATATGATTTAAAAAGGAATTTATACTATAAGTTGTTAATGCTCCCATTAAAAAGACTCCTTATTTTGCCTTTGTATTTATCTATTATTTTTCCATCGGTTTTTATTAATTTTTCAATATCATCAAAAAATACTTCAATATTATTGAAATTTATATTGTTAATTAAATTTAATTTTAAAGATTTGATAAAGTTTAATATTAAAATTAAATCTGAATCATTATCTGAATTAAATAATAAATTTTTTATAAAATTTATTGTAATATTTTCTATATCTGTATTATTATTTGATTTAAAATTAAAATTATTATTTTTTTCTAATGTTAAATTATTTATATTTATATTATTATTTATGGATAAAACAAATTGTAAAATATTATTAATAATTAAATCTAAAT